CCTGGCTTATCAAGAGTTCCATTGATTTCAGATGCATATCTCGTATTTTTATCTGAAACACTTGATAGTATTAGTGGATATTCGTCCTTTGATACATCCTCAAGATCTTGAGAATTTACAACGGCAATACCGCCGGTATCAAATATTCTTGAGAATACAAAGTTTCCAGTTCTTGGATGTGTTATTGGTGTTATGAACTTTTCAATATGCTGCAAAAGAACATAATTTATTCCGGATGAAGAGATATCCACGAGAGATATACAATCGATATAATTTGATATCTTTGTATCTCCAACATACTCTTGTGTTTTTGGTATCGTTATCAAGAAGCTATCAGTAGAATAAGCGGTACCGGGGGTTACCTCTATTGTATCTGAATATATTTTGTGCCACAAAGAAAGATTTGAATAATCAACGTACTTTTTAGTCGTCGTGTCATACTCAAAATATCTTGTTGTTTGATTTCCAAATTCCTGTATGGCATTTTTAGGCTGACCATTAGAGGTTCTTCTTTCTGGCTCGTCCCAACCAACGTGAATATTGATTGTTCCAGTTGATGTGCTTCCTCTTCTGCTTAGTATAAAGCAATAAAAGTTATTTGGCTCAAGATTTGGGGATATTGATGGATCGGCCAGCAATGTGTTAGAAAAATTAAAACTAACTACCTGAGGCTGAGATGTTAGAACTATGCCAATGGAAGCAAAATCATCCTGATTTACAGAGATTTCCATGACTGGCTCAATCTCAGGATCGAAGTCAATTAAATTATCTGGAACAACGTCGGTCGCACATTTTGTCTCTGTTGATAGCTTATGAACCGATAATACGAGGTCGCCAGAAAAATCATACTGTTGGGCTATTGGCAAAGAGGTATCTTGAGTTACGGACATCAAAAGATCAATTCTTTGCATATTTGATGTTTTTGCTAAAAACTTTTGTCCGTAAGAAACAGTTACAGAGCCATTTTTTTGAAATGATGATACTTTTGCATCCAAAAGTTCAAAATAAAGATCGCTAAAGTTAGCATCAGAGCCGATGGCCTCTTTTATCAAGTCTTCTATAGTTACATCGTTGTCGTAAGTAATGAATGAAGATAGATCTTGAGATGGGGAGTAAACCTGACTTTGAACAACTGATGCTGGATAAACCTTCAGCTGTTCAGCTTCCATAATTTGTATTTTTCCGGTTGTCAATGCAAGATTTGAGCTGACCATATCAAGCCCAAACTCGTTTCTTCCGGTTCCACCAGAGAAATTATTTAAAAAGAATGAGACAACGCTTGTGTAGTAGTACTTTGTTATTAGGCTTTGATTTTTATCAAAAGTTAAGAGCTCATAAACAAGTTGTCCGCCAGGATTAATGCTGTCGAAGGCATAGCCAACAATTAAAATTTTTACAGAATCTCTGCCTTTTGCTTCGGTCTCAGATACCGATATTTCTAATCTATTTCCAGCATCAACATCAGATGGCTGCAGATCGAGATATAATGGCTTTCCGTCAAAAGTGCCTGCTTCGATAACTTCTTTAGAGTTGGTTGAGCCTGCTGGAGAATAAAAGCCCGGCTTCGAACTATCAAAAAGAACATTCGACTTAAAAATATTTTCCTTAATTACACCGCTACCATGAAAGTCATTTATAATTCCGCCGGCAACGGATTGAATATGAAGCTGCTCAGTATCTAAGTCCGATTCCGTTATTTTCTGTCCATCGAAAAAATTAACTTTTGGCAAAACGGAGCTTGCTTTATTTTTCATAAACTCTCCACATTATCATAACAATATTACATTAATAATTAATATATAGCAAAAGAAACATTATAATAAGCAAAGAGAGTTATTCCTTACAATATCTTTCATCAAATTTAATTACAGCATTAGAATGAGCTGGCTTTATCCTGTTGATTAACTCAACAAGAAGGTCTTCCAAACTGCCATCCCCAATTCCAGCAACCTTATTAAAGACATCATATATATCTATATCAAAGCTAAATATTCCGCTTACATCATCTATAATTGTCGCAAAAGAATCAACTTGCTCGGATGCCAAGTCAAAATCAAATATGGCGGTAGTTAAATCATCATTTTTCACAGGAAATATAGTAGATGTATTGCTCGAATAAGCAGGATCTATTATTGTTCCAGATGAATCTCTCACGACAGATCTTGCTTGTTTTGATATTCTAAAGTTGTCAATTCTTGACTTTGCAGAGTAGTCGTCAAATAGATCGTTTCCTATTGTAACTTGAGAAAACTGATCATCAAGTTTTAGCTTTAATTTTGATATAAGTGTTGAAGAATTAATGTCATAATCATCAGATTGATTTATTCCGGAATTTCTAAAGTAGATATTTTCTTCGCCAATACCATCAACAATCATTCTCATGAAATCAGATTTTGTATTTGCAGAATAAGAGCAACATATTCTATGCCATTCTCCAGCATCCCAATCAATTGCTTTTATAGTAAAGTATTCATCATTTCCGTTTATTATTCTGAATATTATTCTAGAAAAACGATCCTTAAGTATAGAGATCCTCTGTCCGGAAAACTCTTTTGGAATGTAAGTTACGACAACATCGATATTTGCACCGGGCATAGTTTCGGTCAACAATATAGTCCTTCCATCCGGAGAGAGTGTCGCCCCTCCTGAGAAATCTTTCTCAACTCCAGTACCACCCTGCAACATACCGGTTATTTCGCTTCTAGAAATTTCATCGAAAAGAATTTCTTGCAAATTTTTATCAACAAGATATTGAGAAAATTCTTGGTTATTTTTTAGCAATTTAACGCTGAGTATTTTTGATGCGGGATTTGACAGCTTAATCAGATTGCTAGCAGTAGTCTTTGTAGATATTCTTACTGCGGAATATGCATCAAAGTAGTATCTTGTCTTAAAATCATATTTTGTGTCAATCATCGGGCTGACCCAAAATTCAATTTGCCCAGAGTCATTTCTAAGTATAGAGTTGTTATTAAAGAAAGAATACTTGTTGTTATTGAATTTTGCAGAGTTGCCAAAAGAACTATTTACGCTTGAAGAGCTTGTAGAAACATCTGAAAATATTGGATATGACTCTGCTATATTTTTAATTGGGCCACCATTAGCACCGTGACAAACAACGAATACTTTTGTCGCATCTTCGATGGAATAGCCCATATTGATCATTGTTGATATGAATTCTTCTTTATTGTTGATTAACTTTATAAGTTTCTCACGCTCATCCAAGTCTAGTGTATAAGAAATATTGTTTTCTTGGTCTAAAAAGGTGTAAGTTCTGAGCATCCTTGACTGATAGTCAACTGGATTATTAAATGTAATCAAGGAGAGAACATTGCTCGATAAACAGTGATTTTTTGGTTTATTAAAATCATGCGTAATTGTCTTCATCCCATCCGCACTTAGCTGATATGGCCTTAAATCCAGAAGCATCTCGCTCTTTATTACAAAGTCATCAATAATTGCATTTAGCTGGTTTTTCCCAAAAATGGATGAACCAATATATAGCTTGTTTCCAACAATTGGGATATCAACAAAGAGCGTGCTTGGATATTGAAGTCTATAATATCCTGGTGGTAATTCAAATGGGTCGTAAATTTCAGAGCCAGCCGTTGCAATTATAATCTTTCCATCCACAAATCTTTCAATCTTGGCAAAATCACCAAGTCCATTTTGAACATTGATATTATCACTTTCTTCTACAGATATCTTGCAGACTTCATAATCTGTATCAATCGGCTTTACTTTTCCAGATATACTGTCAAGAGAATAGAATCTTTCTGATGTTTTAAATGCGCCGTTCTGATTGAAGAAAACTCTTTCGAATGGACTTCCAGAAGAATTAGCTCCATATATATCTACATAATTTATCTCTTCAGAATATCCATCTGTACCACAAAATTCTATATTATCAGTGTCTATAATTAAAGATAGATATCTTCCATCATTAATTTTTGATTTTGATATATATTCACTTGTTAAAAGACTTGTTTCTTTATTTACGATAAATTGGAAATCACTGACTGGCCCATCCTCAATGGTTATGGTTGACTCATCAACTATATAATCTTTGATTAGGATTTTTTTAATCTCGACATCCAGTATGTCCCTTGGTTTTGGACCGCTTGTTTGCACTAAGCTTATTGATTCATCTACGTTAAGATAGAATGAAAGATCGTTACTAGCGCTAGTATATAATGATGAACCAGATAGCTGAATTATCTGATTCAAAAGCCTTGTCTTCAAACCATATGTGACGATGCTTATTGATATGTCCGTTTTTTCCGCAGACTCTATCCATGAGCATGTATAATCGTCATATTTTATAAATTCTATAATTCTAAGTTTAGAGTTATATCTAAATGATTGTTCATAAACGTTGTTTGTGGAAATGAATGGCTCTCCATCTATTATGCCGACTTCAACCCCACCCATTTCAAACCTATTGCCTTCGCAGTCTGACTTTATTATGGAGAATCTGTCATTATAAATATCTGTCTTTATGCCATAAATTTCTCCGCAGCTTGGTGGAAATTGAAAGGATATATCTGATGCTGAAACCTGGAAAACTACGGGATTAAACGTCTCCGGATCTCCAAGTTGAATGAATCCATCTCCAACGGCAATTATTGTATAATAATTACCAACAATCGAGTCTGCCAAAGCAGAACTTTTTATAATTATTCCCCTAGAAACTATGTCTTCAGAGCCCGTAAAGTATTCGGAGTATAGCTTTGTATCGCCAGCAAGAATTGCTGCAGAAGAAATGACGTCGTAATAAACTATATTTTTATAAATATGATCCTGAAGAACCTCTTGGCTCACATCTGAAAATTTTGCATTCAGCTTTAATGGTATCTTTCCACCGAACTTATAGATATTTGCTGCCTCAAGACCATCAACAAAAAGATGCATCTCATCAGACTCATTATGAGAGTTTAATTTCCAACTTGCGGCAATATGATGCAGCTCTCCCATCTTAAAGCTTCTGACGTCTGTTGAGATGTTAAATAGGGTATTTTCATCTCCAATCTTTCTATCATATATTCTAAAGTTTAAAAATCCCTTTCCGTCTTTAAATATCGAAAATCTCGAGTTTGATTCCGATATTCCAGAATCAACCAAATACTTTGGACGATCAGATGTTATAAAAATTTCATCCAAATCCGAAAGCGTTATGTATCCGTCAACCTCAAAGAGATCATCGTCAGAGTTTCCAATCAAGCTAAAAGATATCTTGGAGTCGTTTTCCTGTATGAAGAGATCTCCGTCCTCAAGTTTCATTTCTCCATCAACGTAGCTATAAGACATCATGATTAAATTGGTGTCCAAGCTGGTGCTGGCAACAGACGCTATAAACTCAGATGCATTAACAAGCTTCGCATTTAAAATTGATGTCGCAATATAATTTGAGGGGGTTAGTTGACAGTTAACAATCTCTTTCTTTGAAAAGCTTGATAAACTTGAGATTAATATCAATGAATTATCAAAAAATACTCTTACAATATCATCTTTATTTAGAACTTCTAGATTTACAGAGTGGTAATTGAAGTCATTCCAGCTGAAAACAACTGTCGCCACCTCTTGTCCGGAGACCTGATCGATTAAACTGATTATTTCTTGACCAAACTGGTCAAAAGCATATGCGACAGATATTTCATATTCGGATGTAGAGTATATTATTGGGCAAATACCAGTATAAAAGAAGCTTGATTCTATGGCATTTAAACCCAGACTTATCAATGAAGAGTCAACAAAATTTATTTTTATTGAATTTGATATCGAAGTATCGCCAAGATTGCACTCGTGCGGTGTCAATAACCCGTAACCAAAAGAAGCTACTTGGTCTTCAAAAGACTGCTGCAACGACTCCATTCTGTAGGATGAATTACTTAATGATGTTGAGAAGTCACCTATCTTCAGCCAAGGAATTATTTCCTGTTGCCTTCCGCCAAAAACATTGATTAGGTCAGAACTCGTATCCGAGTACTTTATCCAGCCATCTTCAAGTGGCTGCTCTCCGCAGTATCTTAAGAATCCAGAGCAATCCAGAGAGTCGTTTCCACATGAACCTCCGACCAATCTTCTGCCTCTCGCAGCAGATGAAAACTCACCGTCCGTCTCTATTTTTCCGATCAGGGGAGATGGAACCATTTCCGATGAATATAGATTTTCATACTCAGCCCCATCTACATTTACATCATATGGTAAGCTAGAAAACTTATTATTTCTAACTTTAATTACCCATTGACCAACACTGCTATCTACTGGCGATGCACAGTTGGGATCGAAACCAATAAATATTCCCTCTGTATTTTCAACTTTTGGACTGATTCCAACGCTATTACTTCCGTCCGCTCTATTTACACGGAACAAACTTCTTGCGGGATGATATCCAGAAGAGCCAATATAAATATCGGATAATCCAAATTTATTCTCCACCTCAAGCCTAAAACCCTTAATGCTTATTGATGCTATGGACAAAACTCCTATTGAAATTTTGTTCTTATCTAAATTTTGGAGGCGCTCAGGAATAACGGAGTCAGAAGAATAAAAGTCCGTATAGAAATACTGAAAAGAGTTTCCGGAAATCGATATCGTTGATAGATTCTGTATGGGGTCTCTAGATATTGATATTCTGCTGAACTCTGACCAGTTTAACAAAGCGTTATTTGGAGAGCCAAAGAATATATTTGACTTGTTAGAGCCGGACGAATCATCTAGCCCTGGTTTTAGCTTTATAACCTTATTTAAAATCATAAAGCTTGTTATTTGAATTGAGTTAATATCAGCTGCTTGTTTTGAGCTAAGAGACTGATAATTTTCTGGATATCTTTTCACAACAATCTTTGATATGATCGTCGGCATATCAGATTTGTGCTCAATCCCGAACGAGTCAAACATAGATACTACATCATATAAATATCCGTCTTGATCGACCAAGCAGAATGATTTTGGACTAGATGTTATGACTGCATCAGAATAAATAATGTCAGAGGAGTTTATATTTTCGTCAAAAGAAATATGAAACGTCAGGTTGTTGAAATTTTGTAGAACTGAATTTTGATCTACAACCTCACACTTACATCCCCTCGTTTGATATGGAGGGGCAAAATCTAGCAGAGTATCTCCAGATATGCTCGATGACACATAGACTGTAGGGGAACTAGAATAGGATAAATATCCTAGCTCCAGGAGTATAGTTCTGAAGTCATCATCAATGGCTACAAACCCGCCGGAGAGCATCTTCTGCGAATTTAAAGAAAGATATGGAGATAGCCCTCCAACATTTAAATAATTTTGCTTTATATTTATTACAAAATTTGTTTTATTTATTCTTGTAACTTCAGACTTGTCATGAGTTATTGAGAAGTTAAGGTCGACAAGCGATGGATCATATCCATCACCATCTACACTTGCCTTGAATATTGTTAGCTGCGAACCGGTAGGATCTGTTCCGTAGTTTCCAATCTCTATGTTTGTCGATGTTTTAAATCCATTTTTAAAATCAAATGGATCTCCACCGCCAACGTATGAGTATACACTTGTTCCGACGTTTTCAAAATCAAATGTAAGAGTTGCGTCATTATCAATGCCATTCCAGTTTGGTCTAACCCAAGCCTCTAGAGTACCCTCGTTAAGAGATAGGTTTGATACCGCAGGAATCGTTATGATGTTATCATTATTTATTGATAGTCCATCGTTAAATTTTGCTGGCTCAAAAACCAAGTTTCCATCGTAGTTAACTGTCTGATGGCTGAGGTAATCTCTTCCTAAAATCCAATTGCCGAAAACAGATTCGGTAATATCAGGCTTTGTTTTTGTGACAGAGCTGATCAGGCCAGAAATTGATGGTATAGTCGGCCCCTTTGGAAATGACTGCAATACTCCAATTAAAAAGTCTCGATAAGCTTCTCGGTCCATATTTAATGGGAAATTTTTAAGCTTTGGTATGTTTGTTAGTGCTGCAAAATTTTTCTTTAATGAATTTCTTAGCGCTCCGTAGTTGTAGCTTACGTAGTAAGTCTCTCCTTCTGAGATTGAATTATTAATGCTCCAATCAATCTGATTATCACCATGCTCATACCATACTGATAGATTATCATATACATAAGTGTAATCGATGTAAATAGAGCCGTAGTGATAATCTACTGCCAATGCTGTACCTACGGCAGGAGTTATTGTTGTAAGAAAGCTTACTTTTATCTTCGAATAATCATCAAATACGAAGTTCTCCGGAATTAAAATGGTTAGCATTCCACTTGAAATGGATATTGATGGCTTTAAAATTAAACTAAATGAATCTGAAGAAAATTCATTTGATGGATTATTTGAAGCAAATTTTTCAATTACAAAATATCCATCAAATTGATTGTATTCTGTCACCAAAAACTCATTAGAGCTTGAATCTATGATGTAATCATATCCATCATTAAAAAAGTAGTTTGAGTCAATTTGATCGAAATAAACCTCGATTGTAGTTGGACCCACAACTGTTGAGGTTACCGATATACCTCTCTGAAGATAAATATTGTAGCTAACATCGATAATCTCATCGCCAGAATTTGGGTCTATTGCGTTATAAAAACTTGATACTTGCTCATCTTTTATTTGAATTTCATATATTCCGCCAGAACCAAGAATCAATCTTGATGTAAAGCTTCCCTTGAAATCAATTAAGTTTTTTGAGAAAGATACATACTTTGAATCAAAATAATTAAATCCACCATCCAGAATAGGTGTCGTTAATTGCTCTGATGTTTTTTCAATCTCTCTATTGTAAGGATATATTGAGCTTAAATTGTTTCCGAAAAGATCCTGCAGCGTATTTACCGCATATATAGAGCTTATGTCATAAGTTGTATAGGCTGTATAATCTGGCCTTACAATAAATGATTCCTGATATTCTCCGTTAGAATCGGCAACTAAATCTCCAGAGTAAAACTGGTATGTCGCCTCTAAATCTAAAATCTTTATAGAATCTTGTTTTGAATAAAGAGAGTCATAAATAACCTGTGACTGGTTCTTATCTTCAGATATTTTATTTCTCTTTGAGATAAAGTCGGCAGATATGATGTTGTAGTTTTGCGCAGAATGTTCACCGTGAGTATACGAAACCTCGCCAACAAAATAGGACTGGGTTGGATTCACTCCGAGATAAATTACGCCATTTTGATAATCAACCGAATAATCTCCGGACGCCCTTATTTTTGATAAGTTTCCATAGAGTATGTTCGTTGAGTCAGTTGAAACGGTGTAAAATATAGAACCTGCAGATGTCGGCAAAATTGCATTATTTTTGCTTATTTTTTTAAAGTATTTTTCACTTTTAAAGTCTTCATTATTAAATTCTATCGATGAGGATACAAGGCTTCCGATACTGTCCTTGTTTTTATTTAGAATTAAATTATTTTTTAGATTAAAAACAAATGTCTTAACGCCGATGATAATTTTTTGACCAACGGATGGAACCACGTCCGTTGGAGATATTGCGAGAGTGGCTATATTATTATTTCCATCTGCAGAATGAAAATAAGAGATGTACTTATCAGTAACCGAGATGACTCCATCGATATTTTCATCGATCCTCATAATATAGCTTGATGAAGGATCTAAAAATTCTGCAGGTATTGGAGGGCTTATTGTTATCGCATTTGTCGAGGGATTTGATGTAATAATCCCTTTGTACATTGGCGATACAACCTCTGCGTTCGCAACCAGAGGTTCATTAAACTCAGTCTTGAAGTTTGGTGACTCATCAAGTTTTGACAAAACTCTTGGCAAAACTCTTCCGGATATGAATATCTCGTTATCATTAAAATAAAGTACAGAGTAAACCTCTCCGGTAGTTTGATTGGAAACTCTAAAAACGTCCGTAATTGGAGAATTCTCTGTTTTAATCGAGAAAGAAGATGTATATTTATTCTGAACTAACTCTCCGAGCGATTCGCTATGTGTTTTTGTAGCGTAATCTATTCCCGGTCTAAAAACAGAGGTATAGTTATAATCTATATATACGGTTTTTCCTATAATTGGCCTATTCGATTTGAAGTCAATCTCTCCACCATCAACAAAATAATCAACATCTTTTGAGAAAATATTTTTGTATATATAATCGCAATAGTGATAATTAAAACCTGTTCCCTCGCCAGCCCTGGACGAACCAACAAGTACGACCTCGCCAGTCTCATAATTTACAGAATATTCCCCTAAACTTCTTGGAAGCCTAGAGAAACTAAATTCCAATTCTATGGAAAATTCTGCCGGTACATTATTTGAATTTTCAGATGTTTTGAACGCCACTGCGTCTATAGTTGCTACGGCGCCAGAATCATTTATGATTGGTGCGTTCTTTAGGAAGAAATTTGTGGAGTTTGATGGAACAGACTCATTAATAACACTTTCTTTTGAATACACCTGTAGCGTATCTAGATCTATGTTTTTTGATACATCATCATAGTAATATGACACAATAACCGTGTCGGTTGGCTCAAGCCTTGCTATATTTCCGAAGTCAGAAATTAATACTTGATTTGGGGACAACTGATAAAAAGAAAACGCATTGTCTTGGTCATAACGATTATTGAGTATCGAGTATTTATACTTTTCGATATCATAATATGTTCCAATGTTTCCATTACAATCTTCTAGATCGTCATCCCTTACCACTTTTATGGAGAGTACTTTTAGTATGTTGTTCTTTGAAAGATTTAATAAAAATCCAACAAACGAGTTCTGTTTTGTTGAGGAGCTTATCTCTTCAGATTCGACCAAGGTTTGTCTAAGATTTATTGGGCTAGTGGAGGCAGAGTTTACAACTAATTGATTGGCGAAGTTGTTATCTGCAGCCCTAAACTTTGAAACAGAAGTTACGTCATATGCATTTTCATTTGCAAGTCTATCATAAGCACCGGAACCCCTAGTCCTAATCTCTTCAAATGAAGATAATTTTAAATAATTGCTATTTAAAACACTCCCTATATCATGCTGTGCATCTAAAATTTCTTCGGCAACACCGGAAATGACGTTATATATTTTGGTTCCATCTATATTATAGATTTGCGGAACCTTAGAGAGCATATCATCTCTAATCTTATTTACGTTATCTATACCGAGAAAGAAAATATCGCGAGAAACAGAATCGTTAATTAATTGAGAGCCATCTGACGCAGTAAATGGCTGATAATCTGTATCCTGCAATCTTAAAAGATAATAATTTCCTGGAACCTGAGGCCTTGTCTTTAGTACGGCGGAATTGGATTTTATTTCGACCGAAACAATTTCAAGATCAGATCCACTACCACTTATAGACTCAATATAAAAATTATCTTTCGTTAGTGCTAATGAAAGCTCTAGTGAAAAGAATATTTTTAACTCGGTACTAGATGGAATGAAGAATGAAGTTGGTCTCAAAATCATTATGTTAGCCTAAAGTTTTTTCTAGATACTGCTTCTAATGTTATATTACCAGGATTTATTGTCTGATTATCCAGAGCTTTTATGTAAGATTTTCTTCCGTTATTTCCAGAGATATTAAAAAGAGATATGTTTACAGAGTCCACACCATCAACACCCATGACAGTTGATATTATATCTGCATAATCTACGGTTGGTCCCAAAATATTTGTACTAAGTGCAGATGCAATTGCATTTGAAGCATTCTCAAGTATTGTGTCGGTACTCCCAAGTCTATTATCGTTAATTAGAATTGTTCCCTTTACATCAACCTTTAGTTCTTCGGCTTGTTTAACAAGTACGTCCGCAGTAACCGGCCTGTAGTTTTCAACTGAGTTTGTTACATCAAGTAAAAGCTGATTTATGTTATATCTTACCGTAATTCTTTCGCCTTCTATTGGAGCATTAAAAGAATAATCAGAGAAGTATATGGTGTTTGATGGTGGCTGATTTGCAAATGAAATCTGCATATTCCCAGAGATAGTTCCAGTAGAATTTCTAAATCCAGAAGAAGCACTAACTCTGGATATTCTGGCATATGATTTCGAAGTATACATCGTTTTGTTTCCGGAGAAATATATCTCTTCGAAATCATTGATTTTAGAGAGAACAAGATCGATATATACTTTTGTTCCGGAGGACAAGCTGGAAGATGTATTTAATGGTGTTGATGGCAATATAAATTCATATTCTTCGATTGTGCTATCAACTCTCGATGAGTATGAATCAAATGCATTATTTTTTATTGTATATCCTAGCATATCAAAGGAGAAATCTTTATTTCCTTTAGAGTCTAAAGTATAGACTGAATCGATTCTAGATATATAATAATCCGTATTATATGAGGTCAATTCTAAATATTCAAGTATCTGGCTTTTTAAATTTCCAGATGTTCCATTAAAAATATTTCCATAATTTCCAGACAAAGTAGTTCTGCCGAAAGAAGTTCCGGAGATCTTTATTTTCCCAGAACTAGATGAATTCGTAATTGATATTGCGAGTGGCGCCGGAGAATTCTTTAAAATTGAGATCGGCAGGAGAGTATCTTGATCATAATTAAATGCTATAGGCTGTATAGATAAGTCTATAGAGGATGAGTTTACATAAAAAAGTAAGTTGCTCTGGTCGTTACCGGTTATTGGCAGTAGGGTCATTCCGAATGATGGAGATACAAGTGCTCTGGCCTCAACGTAATCAATATAGACAGGTGTTAATAAATTTGACGCATTAATTACCGCACCAATAAGTCCAGCGCTTGAAAGTACATCTGAAGATGGAAGTGTTATAATATTTCCTGAGAATGAAGCGTCTGTATTTTCAACATTATATATCTCATTGAAATTATAAACAACCGATACCGTCTCACCCACAATTGCAGGTGTATCTGTTGGAAGGTATATTGTTAAGCCGGAAAAAGTTCCATTTGATTCTCTGGTATTATATAGCTCCAAACCATTTGATGTTTTTACATAATTTATGTTCGATATCTCACTGCTTCCTGATGGCAAAACTATACCGAATGAAGACCCCGTATCAACATTGGATATTAGAGATACGGTTCCGGAAATAACATCTTGGAGTTTTACAGATACAACTCTAGATATGCTATTTGCAACTGTTATTTTAAAAGTGGTATTATCGTCTTCGGATGATATCTCCGATGCTTCCCCGCCGATTCCGTTAGAGACTCCCCAATCTATTACGTTGGAAACATTCGGATCTTTAAATAGAGAGTTTGAATCAAATCCGTTATAATCAACATATTTATCAAAAAATTGTCTCCAGGTATAATCTGAAGCAAGTATATCAGACTGATTTGGAAGATTCTTTCCTGATATTTTTACAAGACCAGTCATATTGAGCCCTGTCTCAGGATCAATTTCTTGAGATTCTACAGAATAAACTTCTCCCGTAGTTTTATTCTGTATTCTGGCTATATTAACGACTGGCTTATGAAGGAATGAAATATAGCTTTTGTCTGACAACAGGACAAAAGAATTTTCCTGAGATATATTTACATCTCTATAGATATCTTTTATTTCAGATATGACAGATGAAGAAGCCTGATCGGTTGAATTCAGCGATTGCTTCGCTATATTTTCACCTACAACATTTTTTCTATAGTCAATAAAATGTAGCTTATCGAAAGAAAATGGACTTCCTCCGGTATCTGGATTTTCATCCTTTATTAACTCATAATTTCCGGATGTTATACCAAGATCACTTACGGATTTTTCGACAAGCAAACCTGATTGACTACCATAGACAGAAACTAACGAGTAAACCGGCTGTGCTGGCAAAGTACCAGTTTTAAAAGCATTAACCCTTCTTTCCTGTGAGGTCCTCGTGAGATCAGTTGTCGTGGAGCCTATAACGAAGTCATTTCTTTCATCAGTCACATTTCCTGTGCCCGACTGGTCTCTAAATATAAATGATTCGCTAACTTCTCTAAGTATCTTTCCTAGGATATATATATCGACCTTTCCCCCTGTGCCAGAATTCAGAATTCTATATGTACCATCATTAACCTTGATGGTCTCCGTGCCATCTCTAAGCATTAATGAGTTACCTGGCTCGACAACAAGTGCATCTAAAACGCCACTCACAGTTAAGGCCGCGTTCCTATAACCTAACGACGTACCCGTATTAGAACCACTAAACACAGAGGCAATTCTTGTTCTAAAAACATTATCTGATTCTTGATTTGTTCCGCCGCTCATAGAGGAAAGATTTACAACTTTAACTTCAGACTGAAGATTATTGCTTAGTATTTGAAGTGAGCTTACATTTCCGACAGTGCCGGGTCTACTAGCCTGAACCGGAACTTCCATGGCGTAAATATCATTATTTCCAGCGATCTGAAGACTTCTCTTTAATCTATTTGCGGTCGCAGAGTATTTTGCTTTTGCAGATGATTGAAAAATATAATTTCCAACGGTGTTGTATGTAACACCATTTTTTGCAGTAACCTGAGAGCCGGATGGTATTGGAATATCTTCAAAAATAGAGTTTGTTGTAAATACTACAATTCCACTCGCACCAACACCCCTCGTTCTTGATATTCCAAAATTAGACGCATATTTGTCCAAATCGGTTCCTGACGCCGTTTCTGGTGACTGCTTTTCTGCAACTATGGATATAATTCGATATAGTTTTTCAAGCTGATCGGCAGGAAGATCTACGAAAAGATCCCTCGCAACAGTCCCTGGCTTTGTATCCAGGTTTGGCTGCGTGAAGGAGAGCCTCTCTAGCATCGATGTAACTAACTGGTTAAATGATTTGAAAGTTGACATAATATACCTATACTATTCTAATAGTAATTACTTCATCAATAGATTCTAGTTTTTGAGTTAAAACAGAAATAAAGATGTTATAAAGTCTTGGGTCCGCTTCATCACGCTCTATTTGCAGATTTTTTATATCAAGAATAATTTCAGATGAAGATAAAAGCTGCTTTCTTGACTGCTCTCTTTGCAATTGCATTAGATACCTAATTGCGGATTGAGCTGATTGTCTCAAGTCTTCTTCGACCAGGGCTTGGTCTAGTATCGTTCCAATTTGAAGCTGGCCAGTATTTGAGCCATATTGCGGATGAAATCGGTTTTCTCCGATCTTAGTTAGGATAATCTTAACGACATCCTGCCTAATCTTTTGATTTCCAGAAACAACAGATATTTCTCCGCTAGATTCTAAGGAAATATCTCCGGACTTTATTTTCAAATCAAATGACATTTTTTATTCCTAATTGAATTAGGAATATTAATAGCCTGATAATGAATCTTGTATTTGCAAAATATCAGATCTTTTCATCCTCTAGCGTACCCTCAGATTCATCTACAACACTCTTCTCAATCGTTATCATTTCATCGACCTCTGTAAAAAACTCATTCGCCTCCCTCATAAACAAGGAGTAGAAGGCCGATATTGTTAATGTCAGAGCATTCACAGCACCAACCGGACTTGTCTCATTTAGACCTACGGATCCAAACAATTGATCAACTGTGCTATTTGGCGCTAAAATTTTGCGCAAATTTTCCTTTTGCTTACTGTTAAGAAGGTTTATAAGATCTGACTCCGGAAGACTGAAGAGAGAAAGAGCGAAAATAATAATATCTGCAATGCCAACAGGTATCGTTTCTGTTCCAATTATTGTATCGGCTTTAGACTTCAAAGCCCCCGCATTATCGTCATCAGTATCTCCAGAGCTTGGAACTTTCGACATCCTCTCCAATTCAGTTCTATATACTGATGTTTCAGATTCTATAACAGATATCAAAGATGATATTATCCCATCATCATATCCGGACATGTTTCTAATGTATCCGGCATATAATGACTGTGACTTTGACGAATCATTTATCAATGTCGAGATCGAAGAGGCAGAACTCGTATCTTTCAGTATGAAAAGAACAGCTTCCTGTATTTCAATAATATCTCTGAGTCCTTCTAAATTTTTATTGTTCCCACTCGACTCGGATGTGCTCGGAGTATTTTCGGTTTCTCCAGAGGCCTTTGCTTCGGCTGCAGCGGCGGCGGTAAAAGTTTTTTCATAATCATCTTTTTTCTTCTTTTCGTTTTTTGCCTTAGAAACGATCTCTTTTACGGTTTTATTATACTGCTTTGACAGCAGCCTTAATATTGATAGCAGCTTCTCAAATAGATACTGCTCAAAAATAGAGTACTCGCCTATTCTCGACTCAGATGTCCCATCAACTAGATTTCCTCCTGTATCATAAATTCTGCCACTTATTTTGTCAAGCCTGATTCTTATCAGATTCTCAAGAAAACTTGTTTTTATCTGCTCAGAATTAATTGAAGTCATGAACTTATCATCGAATGGCTTGGATACTATCTTTCCTGGTTCGTTTATGCATTTTGCAAAACGAGAATCTTGAATTGGTGGTAATTTTAGATAAAATATTGATGATAATTTATCAAAATTTTGATTGATATCATCTAAAGGTATTGATGATTTTGCGCCACTATCGCTATCAACGTTTGTTCCTACGGGTTGCTCTACAGATGTCTGAGGCTCGTTCGCCTTCGCCAAATCACTAATAACCTGCTCTAATGAATGGCCCGAGAATTGAAATTTTCTTGTCGCAATATCTCTTTGTCTCTCATCAAGAATATCAAGGCCGTCGCCAGAAGTCAGCGGAACCTCTGAATATAAATCTGAAAATTTAACTTTTTTTATACTAAAAAAGGCGCTAGAACCACCGCTTACAAAGGGGTTCATAATAAATATATCTGCATCGGGAGGTATGTCTATAGACTCTGGCATGCCAAGAATTCTCATAAACGTATTTTCATAGGATTCTTTTAGCGCAAGCTGATCCGATACCTCTACTGATTCTCCGGTAAAGTTCCCCTCGCCAAGTGTAAAATTTTGATAATATGAAGATAAAGATTCTACGGGCAAGTAACTTGATCTTAAGTCAGAAACTTGCTTTGGTATCTTTTCAAATTTACTTAAAAATCCACCAATATTTTTTGAAAGTTCAGAATCTTTCATATCAGATAGGAAAGAAAAACTCTCCTTGTCGCTGTCCTCAAAACTTATCGACATATCTGATTTTAGAGAACTTTTTATATTATCCTTTATTCTCTGATATTCCTGCTTAATATCCTCATCACCAGAATTTGCGCCAAGCTGGTCTATAATGGCCGTAAGAGTAGATGTAAAATTATTTGACATGATTAGTTATCCGATATATTTCCAAAAATTTGTGGCTCAGTCTTAATGATATCATCCAATCCTGCCTCACCATTCATAACCGTTATAACATTAGTCTTTTCTGTAAATTCAATTGTAATAATGCGATCTATTCTTGACAGTGCGCCAAGCGGCGTCACATCCAAAAGATTTTCGACTGGAGAATCTGGAACGCAATCAACGCTTGCGTTAGTTTCAGAATTAATTATACTTTCAATACCTGAATATGTTAGAGCTTGAACAGTTTTATTGCAAATCTTAACTTTAATCTTTACAATGCCAGGTTTTGAAGAAGTGACGTAAGAATAATAATATCCAAAATCAGCTTTAGTTACTGGTTTTAAAGAGCTGTTGGTAACCTTATTAACTACTCTTGCGTCCCCAGTTGTATCAGAAATTATTTGAACGATGATTTTGTCAGTCATATCATATTGGCTCGTTATTACATCATCATAACTATCTCTTGGAATAACTTCAATGGTGGCTTCTTTATCAACCTCTATTGTTGCATAATTTCCAATTCCAGCAGCGTACTCTCTCGCTCCAGTTAATGGAGGTCCAGATGTTTCAAAACCCTCCATGACATTTGGCGGAACGATCAAATCTGGTAAAGCCGTGATTGGAGTAAAGTCGGTGTCCTCAAGAACCTTCAACGAGGTATTTAATGGATTAACAACCTGTGGACATATATCGTCTAAAGCCTTATTAACACAACCCTTTAATTCATCACCAAGATCTTGAACAAAATTTTCTGTGAATGAAGTTGGTATTTTTCCAGCCGCCATCTCAGTTCGCATACTTGAAATTTTTGCCAAGATTGTTCCTGTAAATTTTGTTAAACAATCATTTACATTCTGAACTATGCCCGATGTTATGTCCGGATCTGATTGTTCTAATGGAATATTGTTAATATATCCAGTAGAGCATTGTGTCTGTATTAACTCTGCTGCTGCACGAACATCAATAAAATAAAGTTTTGGAAATCTATAAATATTTATATTCTCAAATTCTTCATCATCTTCAACCTCAGGCGTATTATCAATAGTTTCATTTGCAACGTTATAATCATTTTGCGGAGCGTAACTTGTATTTATAATTTTCGCAGAAATTGATTTAATTTTAAAGTTAGAATCAAAATCAATACCTTCCTCGTCAATATAATAGAAGTTGCTCATTTCGTCCATTAAAACCATCTTTGGTACATTGTTAAATACCATCTGAGTAGGAACGCCGTCAACCTCAATTTGCAAACTTAACGGCTTTACAGACGCTTTGCTTCCATCGGAACGAATGTTTAAAAACTCTTCTCCATCAGAAAGGCTGAAAATATTTCTATTTATTGGAGATTCTACGCCGCTTATTAACAATGAGTTTCCAGTTATATCCTTATTTAGTAAAGATATTGGAGAATCTATTGGTGAATTTGTATCGACAAGCTTCTTAAAAAATAATGGTTCTCCAGCAGATTTGAACAAAAACTTAATATCAGATGGCTTTGCAAAAGATTTTGTAGTTTTTGTAATCGAAGCAACAAAACAAACATTTTGATTTGTTGAAAATCTATAATTTTCAGAGTTAGCGTCCAAATTGTCAAGAAATGTCTGATCTGATGATTTTGATATTGCTATAGATCCAGCAATTGGCTCTTGAACATCGGATGCTCCACCATCTATAGTTCCTCTTATCTCTGATATAGTTAAATTATCATCAGAAAATGATGAAGTAGAAATTGGTATAGTCTGCGCAACGGGTAGAAGATACTCTTCTTTTAGTGTCCCATCGTCATTTGTGATTGTCCCCAGAATCATACCAGCCAACATAGAGCCTTCGATTGGACACTCTATTCCATCTGGCTGTGGTCCAATTTGGCATGGGAATCTAAAAGTTATTTGTAACAACTGTAGAAATAGGCCTAAAATTTGTGCTATCGGCCCCAAAACCTGAAGATCTGCCTCTATAACGATAAAGTTCTCAAGAATAAGCGATTCTAGCATCGCAAGGTATCTGAAATCTACAGGCTTATCCTGCGCAATCTGAGCTCCTAACTCTATCATTGCGCCAATAATTATAACTATGATTGCGACTGTATTTATTACCTTTGTAATTATACACTCTAGAAGTTCAAGAAGATGCAGGCAAAGCTGCAAAAACATAACTGGTATAGAAATCTGCGGTAAAAGTAAGAGGAGATCGTAAAGACACTCGAAGAGTCTTATGATTGCCTTTGCCAACTTGACAGGATTTAGAAGGGAGCAGATTACATCAATTATACAGAAAATTACCTTGATTGGAATTAAGAGTATGCTAAAGTTTTTAAGGTAAATATTGAGCTCTAATGTTAGATGGAATGACATATCGCAAAATGAATTTATAAATTCTTTTGCAATATTTGCCTTGTCTAGAGCTAAATTTATAAACTTCAAAAAGAAGTCTTTTACCTTATTAACAAGATCTTCTACTTTGCCCATCGCATCTGCAGTTATTCCATTTATTTTTGCAGTAAGCGCATTAATGCTATCATTAACAAAGCTGAATCCAAGATCGGCTTCTGCAGCCAAAAGAGAGGCGGATGTTGGCTTAACTGTTATTTCTTGGCATTTTCCATCTATAATTTTTATGCCATCAATTGACTTTGGTGCAATAACTATAATTTTATTTTTACCGTCATTATTTTTAATTCTTGCCCTTGTCCCATCAATATATACTTTTGCCTTCTTAATGTTAATTCCGCTGACGGTAATCTCAACATCTTGCCCACCAACGAATGACTTTGGCTCGACGTTTATTATCGTTGCATAGTTAATAAGTATATTTGCATGATTATTTACCTTAAATCTATGATAACTCTTATAGTTACCAGCATAAGCGCCTATCGATGTAGGGCTATAATTAAAGATAGTGCTACCCGACGGTATTTTTACATATAGCGGGAGGTAAGAAAGCTCTCTTGGGAAAGAAGTGAGAGAAATATCTGGTGCGGAAATACCTTTTTCGGAAAGCGTCTTGGCATAAATCAGATCGGTATAAAGAGTTGCATCAGAATATTCTGACGACATCGTTATTGGATAGAATGGGTTTGAAGCAGCTCTTGCGCTAGACTCTGGGGTCCCCCTTCTAATTGCTTCTTGATACAGAATGCCTTCTGTAAAATCAACAAGTTGATCCGCTTCGTAGTCTTTATTTCCTAGTCGAAGAGTTAATCTTTCCTGGTTTCCAAAGATATAGCTTTTTGGAGAGTAAAAATTAAAAATATTTTTTAAACCTGAATCATTAATTCCGGATAGTCCCAAGGAAACGGAGCTATCAGACGACAATCCAATTATATCATCTGGCAGGATAATATCCTTATTCGACTTTAGAACTTTTCTGTAGGGCCCTTCTACCACAGAGAATAGTTCAGAATCATCATTCTTGCTGGTGAGTTCATAATAAAGATTCTCGGAATCTATTTCTATGTTTCTTTTCTTATCTTTTCTTTTCACAACAACGCTGGCGAAACCATTCGCATATGGCTTTGTATCTAAATTTTTTATTACAGCCTTCCATATATTTGTATTTTTTATTCTTTCGACATCAAAGACTTTAAGCTCAGATACTTTGGAGCCACCAATATAAAAAGAATGCTTTTGGGTCGACTCCCTTATTTTTGATACAGAATTGAAAAATATAATTAGTTTTGAAAGATTTTCTATAGATTTTATTGGTCCAAAGAAATCATTCAAATCTTTTGATGATGTTCCGCCGAAAAGTTCTTGTTTTATAATTTCTTCTAGGCTAGTACCTATATCAGAGCCGTTGAATTGATTTATTTTGAAGTTAACAAAATAAGATTGCTCATCATCAAAATCACTTGATGAACCTGCCATGCCAACTATAAATGGCTGTCCAGAGAAAATTGGAGTCTTTGTATCACCAGCAATTTTAAATGAACATGCCTTAGAATTACTGGATGTTATAGAGGAGATATTAACTTCAGATGTTATATAAACTCCAGCTATAGCCTCCGGACTCAAATCAGAAAGATACTGGAGTGGCTTATTTGAATTTCCGATCATTCCTGGAAAATTAAGAGTTGCCTTTTTATCAGAAATTCTTACAAAATCAAGAAACTTGTTGGCGGAGAGATTCCACCTTATATTATTGAATACGTAAGTTTCGGGATCTTCTGCAAGAGTTTGGAAATCATTAGATATAAAATTTATCAACTTTATATCATCTGGGTTCTTAGTTTTTATATAGAATAGGGCGTTTAACTTTCCAGATTCTGATTCTTTAAATGTTTTCTTCTGCGACTTTAATGTAATTTTTGAAGCTGGAAGATCATAAGATATAGGTATTTCTCCAAGTGTTTTTGCAGAAATCTCATTAAATAATGTTTTAACTCCATATGTTCCTTCGCTTGGAAGATCTGCGACTTTTGTATCCACCTCTCCTACGAAAACTTTTCTGGATGAATCTTCGCTTGTTCCGCTTGTTACTATGACATCCTGTGTTCCCGATACACCAGGAGGTATTTTTACCTTTATTTTCTTAGTTGTAAGTGTAATTATTTCTGCATCAACTCCGCCGACCTTTACTTTCGTATCCTTTGAAAAGTTGTCACCTATAATAGTTATAACTGATGATACTCTAACTACAATTCCGGATTCTTTAAATCCACTCGGGTTTACCTCATCAACATCTGGTGGTGATGCGGATATCTCTATGACTTGATCTGAAACCCTGTAAATTTGACCCTTTCCGTCCGAAAGATAAAGCGCAAAAGATATAACACCGTTATATGCAGAAAAATTATTTAAATCTTGAGAGTTAAACGTTGCAACGAAATTATCTGGATTATCTGAAGACTCAGAAAGAGTGCCCTTTATCCATGATTTTGGTATATGATAATCTTGGTAAATTCTTGGTCTAATTTGAAGTCCAAAGTTAGATGAATTCATTGACTTTGAACTAAAATAATTTTTAGTTACAGATTGTTTTTTTAGGTTTAATATTCCATCCTTGGAAGCCGCAAGTAGCTCATCCTGCCTAGAGAGATCACCAAAGAGAGACTGTGCATTAGATCCTCTATTTATATCGCCATAGCTAAAGATTGATGTCGGAGTGCCAGATGATCCATCAAAAGAAAAAGAGCCCTCCGTTCCAGAAAGAGAAAACGATGATAATAGCGAAGATCTCTTGGATGCGTTGAGATAATTTTTAATTAAATTATAATGATTATCTAGTATGGTTTTCTTGCTGGACTTTGAATCTAAGGTTTTTTGAATTGCAGAGTTTGATATGGAATTTGAGTCACAAAAAAATTCAGAATTTGGACACGGATAAAGATCTGGGAACTGATAATCCACATCATTGTAACCTTCTATTTTGACATTGAAAGGTTTTTTGCTTGGATGGATCAATGATAAATATGGTGTTAAATCCTGGCTTAAATTAAAACCGCTAATTTCAACATTATATTGTTCGACACTCTCTCCAAACAAATATGATTCATCGTAATCTGCTATTTCTGCGCCAAAAACACTTTCAAAATCAACAACAAAGTTTGTTATATTTGCAGAAGACTTATTATCTTTTTGGTTAGAATTTGTAGAGCCTGGTGCAAAATAAGTCTGTAAAATAAATTTTGATTCTAATAAATCTTCATAAAAATTGCCAAACTTAGCCCTATAATCTCTGGAAGAGATATCGGGTAGTTTGACATACATATCTCCATTGAATATTGTGAAATAACCGCCATGATCTTTGTAGTTCCGGAGTGCATTTTCACCTTCTAATTCTCGATCTGATATATTAAAATATGGTACAAATTCTAGCATTAATTTTGCTAATGCTTCGGCAGAACTTTGCTCAGTTTTATAATCATCAAAATTTATAGATATCCCGCCCGCACCAGAAAGGATATTCTTCAACTTCTCTTTTTGAAATAAATTTTGAACAAGCTTGGTTAATACATTATACGGAATATAAGTTAGCTTAGCTATCTTTTTTATTTTTGATGAATTTTCAGATGCAGGTGGGAGGTCGGAAGCAAAATCCGTCTTATAAATAGAGAAATATGTATTTGGAGCTAATGAGTTTTGATTTGTTATTGGTGATTTGAAAAAAATATCATATAAAGATTTTGAAACCTCTCTTTTTAAATCGAAAAGATTCATAACGGATGTGTTTGTCTCAAGATTGGAGACTGCCAATTCAAATATTCTTACCTTCTCACTTATGTTATCTGAAGCGAGATCGGGGTTAGGGAATCCTGAAAGTTTTATTATACATCCACCAGAAGGTATTGCTTTTGTAGCACCGCTAGGAAAAACAATAGTTTGTTTTCCATTTGAGGCATCCAGAGTTTGGTCTGTCTCACAGTTAATATCAAATTTTGAAACCTTACTAGTTGGAACAGTAAGCGCTGGATCTGCCGATACCAGCCCTGTAACTGTAGCAACAACTATTTTTGAATCTTCTGCCATATTTTTACCTTAAGAGTTATCCCAATATAACAAATAATATTACCTCTGTCTGCTCTCTAAAGTTTTCAAAACAGACATATCTTCTCTTCCAAATGGAACGGCCCTGATGTCAGCACCAGACTTTAATATAATCTCACCTTCAGTAGACTCCATCATAATGGAACCCCTATTTCTCAAAAGCATTGGCTGTTTTGTACCTCCAGATATAACTATGCCGTGCTCCCCTATTGATATAATATAGTCTGTGCTTGCAGAAGCCTCCAGCCTATCCACTTCTTTTATTTCTGAAGAGTAAAATCCCTTATCTGTAACGTTAACTCTTAGTGTGAAGTTTCCCTTGTTTAATGTTGGAGATGTAGTATTCTCCCCATTATATGTTCCACCTACGTTAAACATTACTTCGCCATCAGACTGGAAAACTAAACTTCTATTATTTTGATCTTTTCCAAGCCACATAACCAATGAGCCTGCAGTATCCAAGACGAGGCTCTTTCCATCGGCATCATCAGAACCAATCGATGCTTCAAGACTTCCTTCAAAGTCTATGTTGGCTGATACACCGCCGGCAGAATTCTGTCCTGATGTAGAGGTGTCCTGAAGAGATGCTTTATTATCTGTTATCTTTGTTTTATAATAATTACTTTGTGGTTTATCGGCTGAATCTGAGGCTCCAATTATTTTTCCCGCAACGTATGTATCGCCGCCTGTTTTTACGCCTGGTGGGTCTGGACTGACAACGACTGTAGAATAAGCAAAATCAAATTTCTCATCAACATCTTCTTTCGCTACAACTTCGAATGGTCTTCCGCCGATACCTAAGAATTCTGGACTTAAGATTTTCTTATTACCTTCCGAGTCTACTGGAACGAATGTGGTTGGTATATTTATAGCTCTTATTTTATTTGCAATTAGTCTTTCTGCGACCTCATAAATATTATGATGCTTTGTCTTATTAATTCTCACATATTCTGAATCTTGATCAGAATAAAAATATGGATTTACATCATTATTTGCAAATCTTATACCTGTATTTCTAGCGTCTGTTTCTAAATTATTTGGAACCGGATTATTTGACTCGTCCCTTAGTGTTACCGGTATATATTTTTTTATCGATGGCGCTGCAGGCCTAGAGGAGATGACGGTAGAATCGGATCCGGATGAATAGTTTATTAGGGTGGGGAACGGCACATTTCCAGTTTTAGATGACTTTGGAACGTGCAATTTCATCACACCTTCTTTATCCAAATCTAAAACAAAATTATTTTTATTTCCACTATCTTCCGACTTAAATGATTTTGAATTAAGTTGAAAATGATATCCAATTCCACGCCTAGATTTTCTAACTATATCATTAAATGACTCATCAGTCTTTGGTAAAGATCTGTTCTCATCAGCGAGTAGCAGATACCTATAATTTAAATCTAATTGCAGTCCATTGATATCAACTAAGTTGCCAGCAACAATTTCAATTAACTCTTTTTCTGAAAGGCCAATTAAGTTAGTTGGATCTAGATTTTTAGAATATTTTTCATTTCTTGAGATTTGCTCAAACTCTTTCTTATATCTTCTTAATTCATCCTCAAATCCAGAAAATTGAGAGTCAGAAGAAAATTCGTTAATAATCATTCTGTATTCTGATATGGCTGGATTTCTAAATAATTTTCCGTTAGATGAGTTTATCGCAGGATAAAAACTAAAAAAACCTTTTTTTGACGTCAATGATAGCAGTTTTCTATTGTAATTCAAAAGATCCTGATCATCCGGTATAATCATAAACTTTGGAGTTCTTCTGACTTCACCCCAAAATCCTCTGCCACCAGAATTTACAAAAATATTGTTATTTGAAATAATCTCTGCAGAATGAGAGCCATCATTAAAATTGAAGAATAGGCCCATTCCGAAGATGTCTGCTAGGGCCATTTCTCTATCTTCTTTTAGGTGAAGGGCAGGTCCAGAGTGAGAGCTTATTATCATCTCTCCTTCTTTTCCTTTTTTATACTTTCTTGAGCCAACGGGAAGATCTGAGCTTATACCTAGATTTGGATCTATTGAATTTTTTTGAGATAAAGATGGAAGAACACCTATTATAGATACTGTCTCTCTTGAGTGCTCTCCAAGAAAAGCAACTAAAACTCTCGTTCCAGGCTTTAATATGTTTATTATTCCGCCATTTCCAGCGCCAATTATATTTGGAAGCGGAACCTCGACCGATTTTTCTGATGCACGAAAATCACCATACTCTAATTGGCATGTTAAATTCTCAGGATCGATATCTACAATCTTTGCTTCTCTAATCAGCTGTTGTATTTTTGACATATTATATTCCCGTAGATAATGTTACTGAGTTTCCTAAAGAAGCTAACAGATCTGATGATGCCTTATCCAAATCTAATAGACCTATCTCTATTGTTCTCTCCAGTGAGTTTATAGATAGTCCTACGGAATTTTCAGATTCATCTCTTGCTTTAAATATGGAAGATTGCTTTGGCCCGCCTTTTGGAAATTGATCTATTATCTGTGAAATATCCACTGTTTTTCCAGTCATTCTAAATCTTCCGATATCTTTATTTGAAACGCAATCAACCCTGCTCAACTGTGGGTTATCGATTGATGATGCATCTCTATTTACATAGACAATCTGCTCAATTATCTGATAATCTTGTATTTTTGGAGCAGTTATTCCATTTGGCAAAACCATTGGTGCCAAGTCTTTTGAATTACCGATTGGTGATGCGGTACGAATTATAGAGCTTACTGAGTCGTAAAGATCATCTCCCAGTGCGGTAGAATTTGTTTGTGTTAACATAACTGGATTCAAAAACAATGACTTTACAAGATCAATTCTTTTCTGAACGTCATTTATTACAGAGGAGTCTTTTCCATCTTTAACAAATCCCCTTATAAGTAACTTTCTGCTTCCCGCCAGAATTCCAGTTGAAAGATCTGTAATCATGTTATAGAAAGCAACCTGATTCCCCTTATAAGAAAGAAGGGCATCTATGTTATTTTCTGATATTTGAGTTCCAAATGGAAATATTATGCAGCTATCTGGCTCCAAAACTTTATACTTATCGTCACCAGAAGTATTTCTAATATTTACGAAATCTCCATTTTTTAAGAATTGCTTGTTGTATTGCTCGCCAATAATATCTATTGGCGTCGGAAGATAAATACCCGGAGGATGACCATATTCTAATGCCAAAGTTGTTGAAAACTTAGAGCCAATTGCAAAAGAGTGAGATACTCTTGTAACATAAAAAAGAAGTCCTTTGGATGGAATATAAACGGTATCACCTGGCTGATAATATTCATTTCCAGCCAAAGTAACTGATCCTGAAAATATTTTAACTCTTTGCATCATCATATGCAAAAGTGCCAATGGTTTAGATGCGTATTCTGCGCTATTTGAGAATGGCACGTTTAAGGTTTTTGGTCTATATCCATACTGCCTCCACAGATCGAAGTCTGTTGCGCCAGCCCAAAACATGAGATTTTCACCGCCATAAATGCTTTTTAACTGCTCATCAATAAGAGATGATTGTCCATAAACATCTATTCTTGTATAATCCGGAGGCCTTTCCTCCATACTCATTTCTTCTATTTCTTCATCCTGAATTATATATCTTCTTCCCGATCCTGGTCCAAGCAGATTCTTCGAGTCATCTTCTATCAGATGATCAAACAAAGTGCTTGTAAACGCATCTCCTGACATTAAATCATTCAGCGATGATATTGCTTTTCTTGCATTTGGTAGCGCTCCACCTATATTTTCCGCAAAAACCTGATCAAATAGATCCTGATCTGATGCCTCTGAGAAGCCGCCGACCAAATTGTCATTTATTTGTTCCAACTCGCTTTGTTTTTCAAGATTTGTTTTTAAAATCGTAACAAGTGCATTTCTTCCCGATATTGCCTTTTCAAGCTCTCCGAATATTTTCTCAACTTTTCTAGTTATAGTATCAAGATCTACGGCCTGATCTGCACTTCCGGTAGGAAGTTTATAAATCAAATCTTTTGATGTTATTGACTTTCCATCCTCCAGTGAAAAGCCCATCATAGGATCTATGCCTGTTGTCTTTAAAAACTGCTGTCTTAAGCTCTCTATTTTTTCAGCATCTACCTTCAAATATGATGAGTTTTGACTCAAGTTTGTGGACGCAATATCATCTGTAGATATATCGCGAATAAGATCTATCGCAAGATCGTAATTGGTGCTACCCGGTTCCCCACCAAGCCCTCCCGATGGTTTTGACTCAAGAAAGAAAGTGCTAAAATCACCAATAAGATCGGTGATATTTCCGGATGTAGAATCTTTTCTTGTATCAAAAATATCAATATCTACAAATAAATCAAATGTTCTTGTTTCATCGACCTGACTTGAAATTCCACCAGTACTAAAGTTTGTATCATTTCCAAAAGTCTTTTTCTGCTCTTGCCCCAATCTGACGCCGAAAAATTTTAGAGAATCCTCTCCATATGAACCGAATATATTTAGCGCCTCATTTGTTGTTGGAATTGGTATTAGAGATGCATCTGGATATCTTCCTATTAGGAGCGCTAATATTACAATCTTTATATTATAAGCACTTATTTCTGCTTTCAAAGAGCCAATTCTAGTTTCAAACAATTTAAAAAGAAAGTCTGGAACAATCTTGTTGTTTGTCGTACTCTGATACTTGTACATTGCATTAAGAACACTTAACGGAGTTCTATTCCATAGCGGAGGCCTTAACTCTAGGTGCCCTTGAGAATTACAGAAGAATTCAAAGCCCGTAACCTCAACGAGATTTGCAATCCTATCTAAGACTGGCATATAGCTTGCCTTAAAAAGGCTGAAATTTTGTCTCTTTAGGTTTAATGCGGCTAATTTAATTTCTGTGTTAGCATCATATAAGTCTGAAATAATAAGGTAATTACTATCTCTATTTAGCTTCACATCCTCCATTCTTCTTTGAGAAGATACGATAGACATGGCTCTATTTACATCATAATCGGCAGTATTTCCAGGACCATTAATGCTATAATCATTAAAAAATCCTTGATTAAAAACTTGAGAAACGTCCTGTCCAGTCGAGCTTCTTGCTATTTTAACTTCAGCATCAATCTGGGCATTTATGAGGTTTAATTCAGCTTGTAACGTCGCTATAATCATACCCTTCTGTTGCGATAGGTATGATGAGCCGCCTTTAAGCTTTTCTATCTTCGATTTAATTTTATTTTTTTTCTGCCTCAATATTGAGATCTGATTTTTTGAGCTCTCAGTTGAGAAAAAATCTCCAGTAAATTGATTTAGTGTCTTTTGAGAAAGCGTAATCAACCTGTATGGTTTAAAGTTTCCATAAAATTTATTCTGATTTCTTATTGAATTTAATATAGTCGAAAGGGCTGTTGTGGGATTGAATGATCCGTCCTGCTTTCTTACCAAATTCATGGCTTCAAAGGCAAGTTTTGTAAACGTTTCAACATTATAAGGCTGACCGGTTACCAATGTGCTGATAGCATTTGCAACGTCTAAGTTTGAAACGGCGGAATCAGAAACTAACATACCATATACTTGCTGCAGGTTTCTTTGACCTGCGAGGCTTGCAGAGTCACTTCCGCTTTTGACATCTGCAGTTGCAGTAATTACGCCGGTCTTCCACCTGTATATTAGTCCTTGTGGATGCTGAATAATTCTGCTGCCAAATAGAGAACCAGAGTCATTATACTGCCCCTGGTTTATATTTGATTCTGTTGCATTACTTCCGGCTAAAATTCCAGAATCAAAGCTTAGCAAGCCACTTCTTAACAAGTCTTTATTTTCTTGTAGAAGTTCTGGTGCGCCAGTGAGCAATATTTCGCCAGTCTCATCTTTCTTTAAGTCGTATGGAGTGAGAGGATCCTCAAGAACTCCCCTCGGATCATTTAGTGTTGGCTCCTCCATGTATCTCGACCAGGTTAGCCATTCCATGTTATTCGAACAGGAAACTCTTATTGAGTTTCCACTGGTGGGAGAAAAATTCTCAGAGATGCCCTTTACGAATCCTCCGAATACATGAATCATGTCAAAAGAATCTGAGAGTCTTCTCATTCTTTTGTATGTATCTAGATCAATATAGTTGTTTGTAAATAATCTCTTTTCAGCCTCTAATATCGAATCATCTATATTAAAATAAGAATCATCTGGAGATATTGAAAATGAAGAATCATTATTCTGCGAATTTTCAACGTATTTATTTCCTTTTATGTAAAAATGTACTGCATCCCCTACGTTTATTATAGTTTTTCCAAGGTAAAATACTCTCAGCCTTTCACGTATGTAATCAACATCTATTGTAGGGTCTAGGCTTCCAAGACCTGCCAGCTCAAAAGCAGAGGAAACTATAAGTGTAGTATCAAGCGGCGGTGTTGTCATTGCTCCATAAGCCAAATCATTTAGCAGTCCCAAAGTTCCAAGTAGGGCTTCTCTTATTGCAATTTCAACATCTTCCTCTATTATATTCAAAATTCTATATGGATCTTGAATTGAGAAACTTCCGCTACCACCGGTTGGAGTAATAACAGAGTCGCACTGAAAGTTTGTAAAGTTACATAACTCAATAACTCCGGTGCCTGGACCAGTTTGATAGTTATCAACATTATCTGGATCTACAATCCAGGATGTCAGGTAATTTTGCGTTGAAAATGTATTTCTTCTCAGGACCTTTATTACATCTTCTTTGAGGGCGTCATAATTTAAATCTGAAAATGTCGCAGAAATTAAATCTACGAAACCAGAGATTTGCTGTTTTCTTCCTGCATTTGCAATATCAAGATATTTGGCTGAATTTAAAGTGTCAATAAATATATTTAGATTTACTTCTCCATATTCATTCATGAATGAGTTTAGCTTCGTTAGAGACTCGTAGGCTCTAATTTGATTTACCTTGTATGCAAAAAGAGCCTTTGTTGCCCTTAGCAACATTTTTTCAGTTCTATCCATCCACTTCAAGTCATTATTTGCACTAAAGGTAGAAAATGCCTTTTTCTTTATAAGTATTGTGGAATTTGGTGATTGGGCAACAAAAGATCTGTTTTTTGGCTTTACAGATTTTGCCCTACTCTGATCTAGAAAGACTGAGGAGCCAGATTCAACCAAGTATAATGGAGAATCCCCACTTAAAAGTTTATCAATAGTGCTGTTTATTGCACCATCAATCTTTCTCTTTAAATCAAGATATGATGTATTATAACTCATCTTATTATTTTACTATTTTAAATTATTTTTTTGATGAAAGGTCGCCAAATCTTGATAATGATCTTTGGCTTGAATCCTTTTGTCCGGACTGCCCTTCCACTATAGTTGTTGATGTTTTAAGTATATTTGAATCATTCACTGGTGTTGTATATGGGAAAGAAAGCGATGAACCATATGGAGCGTATATAGAGTCTGATTGAACTGGCTGTCCGGACTCATTTGTCGGTGATTTATGCCATGGCATAAAATTGTTTCTTTCCCCAATACTTCTAAGGGCCTTAAACGAAAAATTATAGCTAAAGTGTCCTGGCTCTTGAGCGGATTCTGTGACAGAAAAATCAGTAAAAAAACCTCTATGTATTTCGCCTTGAAAAGACATGTCTACGGATACTGCAAACGAGGCAAGAGTTGGAGTTTGGTTTCTTAGCTGGGAAGAATCGCTAGTAGTGATTGATGTTGGATCTTTTAAGAATTCTATCGTTTCACTAACAGAATTTATTACATCAGAAACTACACCATCAAAAAGTATGTCGCCGGCGGCAACAAGCCCTTCGTTAAAATTTGCTTGAGAGGCAAGATCGCTGAGTATGGCTCCACTTTCTTCGGCAAGTTGTCTCTGCCTTTCTAACAGAATTTTTTTAAATTGAATCTGCTCATTTCTATAAACACTTCTTAGTATATTTATAACTTCAATGCCACCTGAGCCAGTAATTCCTCTGATTGTAAAATTGCTTAATTTTTCTCCCCAATATTGAACTATGAATCCGCCTAAAGTTTGAGATTCCTGAACTACCTTGCTGTCAGTTCTCGTGACCTCTTGTGGATTTATGTAAAGAGGAATTACCAGTCTGCCACCAGAATTATTGGATGTAACTGTAGAATAATTTACAGGTAGTAAAAATTTTATTGTTTCTCTTTTTATTTTTCCCATAAAATATGTCTTTTTTATTAATATGTTTTTAAATATATTTTATGGGACCAACGTTATTTAATGGGTTTTCCTGCTCTTGCCGCATTCGTTAGTCCTGCATTTATATCAGTCAACATGGGTTGTTGACCTGGTAATATAACAACCGCCTTTCCTTCTGGAACCGCACTTCCATATAAGTTTAGGTTATAAACAGAGCCGCCCTGTGTTGTTGTTCTGGTTCCTGTCGGCGTACCAGTCTCCTCCTCTGGTGAAAAATCAGTAGATTTTAATATATCAAATATATTGCTTGTATCTATCTCTTTGAATTTTCCACCAATTGCTTCCGTTGCAATATTTCTTGCCTCACTTACTACACCAGATAGTTTCTCCATACCTTCTTTGTATACATCAAACATACTTCTCTTGTCACCCTCTTCTCCTCCGACATATTGGACCCCACCCTCTTGTCTCAATAGAGATTCGACCGTTTGCTGCTGTAAATAGCTTTGTTTGACATGCTCAGAGAAACTACCTGCAGCTATCGCTCCGAGCTTCTCCTGAAGCGAGCTTGTTTTTTCTCTAAGCTCTTTTCCTTCATTTAGCTGATCTGCCAATTGTGCCGCACGATCTCGATCTCCTGACTTTGTGGCTTCATCCAATGACTGTAATAAGCTCAGAGTTTGTTGCTGATCTGCTTGACCAGAAATACCAAACATTCCAGATAGCATTTGCTCCTGAGCATAATATTGTTGCTGCAGTGCCGGATTTTTTGCTGCCTCCTGAAGTGTTATAATCGAGCCTCCCGTAAAATTTGAGATCGTATCCTTCATGGCCTTCATTAGGTCCATTCCAGTCGCTTCCTGCTGCTCTGGGGTTTGGTTCATCATGGAGGCCCTAAAACCTATTGACGCCCCAAGAACACCGCCACCGCCGCCAAAATCGAGCCCTCCTTGCTGAAACAGAACGTAAGCCTTTCCATAACTGCTTGCGGCGTCCATAAGGCTTGTTGATAACGTTTGGGTTAATGACGAAGCGTTTTCTATTCCTAATCCAGCTTCTTTTAGTACGCTTGCAAAACCTACTAGTGCCGGTTTTGCAAAATCAACAGTAAGACCTAGTTTTGCAAATTGATTTACAGCACCACTTAAAGCAGAAGAAACCTCATTTACACCAATACCCGTTTCTTTTGATATTTCTTTATAATCAGCAACTGACATGATTGCTTCTTCGAAGGACATTCCGCTCTTTGCAACAGCATTACCCAAGGCGCTGTAATAATTCCATTGATCAATTCCAGATACTTCTTGAAGTACTGCAGTCATTTGTTCTGCTTTTAACGAAACTCCATCCATAGAATAAGAATATTCCAAAAATTCATTTGATGATGTTTTCAGATTTTTGGATAACTCACGAAAAGCACTCTGTGTATCCTCCGTGCTAATAAACAGTCCGGAATCTGCAAGTTGGCTGTTTACCTTTGAAATATCACTAATTCTATCTGTAAGCTCTACCGCCTTTTCTATGCCATATCCAAAGCTTGAAGCATATTCATAATTTTGCTTTATAAGCCCCCTATAAGATTCGCCCCTCTTATCTACCTCTTCAGCAACAGTAATAATCGTTTGACCTATTCCAACAAACAAGTCTTTAACTTCATTTGCTGACTGTATGAATGTGGAACTAAATGGTATCTGGTCTCCTAATATCTTACTCAAGTTTATAACACCGGATAGTGCACCATCTACGGATGTAAGCATTGTTTTCATGTTGCTGAATGATTTCTCAGAATCAACAAGCATCTTTGTCATTGCCGAATCAAAATTACCAATACTTTTTATAATATTTAAGAAATTCTCTTGAACTTCTTTTGCAACTGACGGCATTAAATTCCTTCCTTGATTAACTTATTTAAATTAATAGAGTGTAATGCGGAGGAAGTTTGTTCTGAATTGGAGGATGATTCTTTTATTTTCTTTATTGCATCAACAAGCGGATTGCTCTTATAATCTTGCTGTGACATCATCTCTATGAATTCTTTATCCGAAACTTCTGAGTCTAGCTCTCTTTGCTTTCTAATTTCTTGTATTTTCTTGACAGACTCTGGATTCCAGAAGGAAGCTAAATAATCAGCTATTGTTATTTTTTCTTCAAAATCGTCTCTCTTGTCTTTTGCGACATTTGCGCAAAGCCAAGCCCATTGGGTTGAAGATATTTCATTAAAAATGGGATCATCAACGCTACATTTCCATATCTTGCAGAGCTCCCAGCGTATTCTATGGTGCGGGAGCTCTATTATTTTTTTACTTCCTCCATGTTTAAGAGATCAATTGACTCTTGAAACATTGCCGTATAAGACTTAAAAAGAGAATCAACAAGATTTGACTGAAGGTTATTTATGAATTCAAGTCTCTTAGAAAAATCTCTCGCTTCGTTATTTATAAACGCATCAAAATCAACGCCATTGATATCACAAAGAGAAAGCGCTATGGTTGAATTTTTAAGATAAAAAATTCTTTCTTCCTCCTTTACTCTTGAGATCTCAGTTATCATAAATTTTTGCTGGCTAGTTGTTAATGTTGATAGCTTGAATGCAAAGCCTGCAATAGAAACCGTTTTATCCACCCTGCCAAGAAATATCAACTTTTCTAAATCATTCTGCTGTGGTGTCATTTGCTGGTAACTTGCAGATGATTCCTTGGAAATTTCTTCGTCTTGTTTCTTTAAGGCCTCCGGAGAAAATTTATCACCAAGCTTTGCTCTCGCACCCATTACATCACTTGCGGTTCTAACTGGAACTGAAGGTGGCTTTACCTGATTCATGAATATACCTCAACGTAATTTATACTACATGAATAAAAAAAATAAAGCCACCCTTCATAATTTTGAAGAGCGGCTTTAAAAAAATAATTTTTTTAGTATGCTGCGGAAATTAATCCTGGGAAATCAAGAGAGCCTCTTGTTTTACCGCTATCTGCAGCCAATTCGACAGAATCCTTCTGAACGGGAACCTGTCTAGAACCGCCGGTTCCTTGGCTTAGGGCAATTGCTTCTCCGCCTCTTATTGTTGAGACAAATTCGCACTTTACGCCTGCATCTTGAGCGATTGTATAATCATTTGTCTGATAGTTTGTGCTCAAGCTTTCGAACCAGCAGTTATGATATGTGGTTATTATAGCATCATTTCCAGTCCCAGTGGTTTGATCGATAACAACTATATCAAAAGGAATTCTTTGAGATTGAAGATTTCTAAAGCCACGAGAAAAAGATTCTGGAAGGGATAGGCCGTCAAAATACATTCTGTTTATTCTTAGGCTTGTCTTGGCAGCACCCTGAGGTACTAACTCAACTATACCGTCGGTTCCAATTTCCGGTATTTCTTTTATTGGTCTGTTTTGCGTCTCTGCAAAACTCTGAATTGCACCAACAGGCTCATTATTAACCATAATTATAATCTGGGTTGATAATGAAGACCTGGTTGTAGAGTCTAGAGTTGAACCAGTTTTTGGATAAGCTGCCATTTAAGTCTCCGAATTAAATAAAATTTATTATTAAATTCCGACTTCCAAATCTATGAAGATATAGTTTATCGGATATGCCGGTGTAAATCTGAGGTATACGTTCCATTGTCTTGGATCGACCTTATCTTTTTCAACTCTAACGTTTTCAAAGTTTGTAATCAAGCCCTGACTTACGAGTGCAGCCATTATTGTCTTCACTCTTGCGTTCATCAAACCCTGTGTATTCTGATCTTCTACGGTTCCGATAAATGGAAGCAGACTGTCTCTTAGAACTTGCTTTACTCTGTCTCTAATGAACATTACGGAAATTTCTTCATCTTCTATAAAGCCAGACTGGCTCGTAGTTCTTCCGGCAAGTACTTTTCCGCCGCCAGTGATTGGCTGAACAACAGTAGCTCCAACAGCGCCAAGCTGGTCTAAGGTAAGTCTCTTGAACTGTCTGTCTCTTGTTATTGCGAATCCAGAAAGCTCCTTGAAGGTCAGTGGAATTGCAACATTTTGAGTGCTTGAAGTTAAACCACCAGCAGCAGCGGCCATATAGAAACCATGTACAAATGTATTGCTTCCGTTTATACTTGTGACAACTCTGTCTGGATAAAAGTAAACGGCTCTGCTGGAAGTATAGTTTGTAGAGAGTTTGTAATCAGCAAGATCTTCTACGTTACCGCCCAAAACTTCCTCTGGATCGTCACCCTGTACACCCTCTAGGACACCAATGTCCTCTATTGCAACTTCCTCCGTTCCGATTATAGCGGCTGGAGTTAGACCTTCCTGAGCACCTATAAATGCAATTCTTTCCTTTCTATTTGCAATTGTGCTCATGCTTTCGCAGTGCTTAACTGCAGCTTTAAAGATGGATGATATTGTCTGAGTTGGTAGTGGAACGAGAATTTGGAAATCTACAGCCTCAAGAGCTTCTAGCGCTTCAAACCAGTTTGTGTCAAAATAAGTTGCGTCCTTCTCATCAATATAAGAAATTCTTAATCCATCACCCCTCTTGAGGGTGCCGCTCTCAACCACATCCTTGTTTAGAAGAATCATTGCAGATAGGTTTGTGGTATCAGATTCATCCTTTATAAAGAAGTTTACATCCTGACAGTCCGCTACAACAACATCTTCAGCTATGTTATTTGCGACAACGGCAACTGTATTGTCATTTATAATTTCAGTAATTACAAGTTCAGCGATGTCTGTAGCAGGCACTCCGCCGAAAACAAAGTTGCTTATGTCTGAAATTGATGTAAATACTGTGCCAGTCGAGTTCTCAACAGACTGGAGAACTATTACCTTTCCAATATCCTTGCTTGAGAAATCAACATCTAAGGATTGGAAGTATCCAGTCGATGCGGTTATTGTTGCTCCAGTTCCCTGTGCGGTGATCTTTGCACTTGTATTAACTACAGTATAAGAGAAGGCATAGTCAGAACTTGTAACGAAATTCTGCTGTCCAACAGGGCTTTCAAGCTGAGAATTGTAGAAACCAACTTTGTTTGGGAAGATCTGAGTCTCTACGCCACCTCTTTTTACGAAGAAGTTTACGTTCGTATCTCCATCAGGCCTTCCTGCGGTTAGGCCTGATATTGGTGCAGGTATAACGAAAGAGACATCATCTACTTCGCAAGTTCCAGAACCACATCCGGGATATCCGCCCTTTCCTCCCTTAACTTCGCCGAAGAGAGTAACACTGCTTCTTCTTGGAATTGATGGCTTGCACTGAACTGTAAATACACCGGCAGCACCATTCTGGAATGCCAATTGAGCTCCAAGAGATAGTGTATTTGTTACGCTTGGATCTCCATGTTTTGTGTAAAGCTCGTTAGCACTTGTGAAGAACTCTGGATCATTTAAATCCTGCTCAGCAACATATCTAACCTCTAGAGAGTCGCTGGCCTTCAGAACTCTTGATCTTACATCAATAAAGAATTTGTCACCAACTTCAAATGGAACGGTTCCTTCGTTTATTCCAAATACGAGAACTCCATTTGTCTCTAGTAGTGCGTAAGTGAGTCCGTCCTCAGCTATTCCTAGGATTGGATCTGCGGCGGCAGTCATCTCTGGGAATGCTACTTCGGAATTGGTCAATAGCTGTACGCGAACTCTTCTTGAGGAGGTTACTGCAATAATCTTGTATTTTTGTGCAGATGTTCCTGAGCAGATGAGAAGAACCTTGTTTAAATCCTTACTTGTGAAAGAGCCATCTCCATCATCATATGGTGAGGATGGATCCTGAATAAATACGTTTGTTGCTCTGATCTGCCAGTCAACTCCACCGACAGGCACATCTGTTGGAAGTGTGTCCGTCTGAACGGTGATTGTCGTCTCATCAGCATCGGAGTCGTAAGTTATATCTGTGATGATTGCGTAGAACTCAGAATAGCCATCCTGCAGACAGAAGTGGTCTCCAACAAGCGCCTGTCCTTGTGTAATTAGATCTCCGGAGAAGCTATATTGTGCTGTGGTTCCGGTGGTGGTGTCGCCAGTTACAGATACTGGGAAGGCCTGTCCAAATACGGGTCCGTTTTCTGCGACAATTAATCCATCAGAGCATGGTGTTGAATTTCCAGATACGGCGCCATCGGTTCCTGTAAAGTAGGTTCCGTGGAATAGGAATGGCTGACCGCTAGAGTCCTTCAGCTGTCCAGATACAGAGCCAGAAACTGTGAATGTTGATAGACCGGGTATTGGGTTTCCAGAAGAATCCCTTGTAACGGAGACGCAACGAACCGTCCATCTTTCTGGAGGTGTGTTTACGTCAAGAATTGAAATAAGATCAAATGCTCCACAAGTTCCATCGGCAATAAGTCCGTTACCGACATTTAGAGAGCTTGCGGAATAATTTCTACCATTCTGATCTCCAATGCTTGCGCCCTGAAGTTCTAGGCAGCCAGTATCTAAGTCAAGTCTAAAGTCATATTTTCCTTCAAACGAGGTTTCATCTACTGCCTGCTCAAGACCGTAAAGAGCAGTTCCATTTAGATAAACTTCAGTTCTTCCAGAAACTATTGGGTATGTGGAGATTGAAAAATACTTTCCATCACCACTTCCTGTTGGGCTGCAGGAAGATGAACCGTCAAGACCATTACCTACTGCAGAGTCTACAAGAACTTCTCTCTTTAAGCCTTCACCCATAATGCAAAGAAGTCTTAAGCCACCTGGAATAGAAACAGCTCTAGAAACAACTCTGTCTCTGGCAAAGGTGCCCGGTTGGGTATATCCACTTATACCTGGAATATTTGCCATTATAAAACCTCCGAAAAAAATAAATTACACTTCTATTTTATTATTAGTAGTATTATATCTTAGTTAGACTCAATAAATCATCATATCTTAATATTGTAGAATTTGCAGTATTTCCTTCAAATGGTGAAGAAGTAAGGTTCGAATCAATATTAAAAAGTATTTTTTCTACGACACTTTCTATCGGAATTTCAACTCTCCACTCAGATAGAGTTTTAATCGTTATACTCTGAGTGTATACATAATCATTAGCATATGGCTCAGCATTTTCGGAGCCAATGTTCAAAGAACTTATAAATAAACCCGATGCACGAAGGTCATTCCAGAGAACATGTTGCAAGGCAATTGATGTTATATCTACAATTTCTTGCAATTCAGAGTAGCTTTCGGAGTAGATGGCGACATCAAAACCAAGGTCCCATTTCCCTGCATATATTTTATGAGTCGGTACAGATATTGGTCTCCTTCCGCCAAAGGCATCCTCTATATAATCTCTCCTATATCTATAAGTTCCCTCCTGATTAAAGGAGAGCGGTTTATAAGCTCCTCCGGTATGCTTTATAATGATTGCTGGAAAAAATTTCACATCATATCTGTAAACATCGCTTATCAAGATTTTTGTTGTATCTGTCGTCTCAAGGTCTTTCCCGGTAAGATCTACTGTTAGGGGAAAGCCATACTCATCAGATCTATATGTATAAACAGAGTCCTTTCTAAACAGATCTCTGAGAGATTGTATCAACAGATTCTTTGGATGTACTATCGCAACTTGCTGGACAATATTGTTGTCAGCAAAGAAGTCCGAAAAAACCCTGTGGTCACCGTTGATTCCGGTTCCCGGTAAAGCTTGCTCATTTATTGGCATCTTTTATCGTTTCTTTCTTTTCTCTCATATGGATTGGCACGTAACTGAACTTTTCAATATTTATGGCTTGCTCGCAGAAATTTTTAATTTCGGTAACAAGTTTGTCAACTTTTGACTTGTCAAATAAGTCCGAATTATTAATAGTAATGGTTTTTCTATAAGATAATTCTATTTTAATTTCTCCGGGATTATCTATGCTTAGATTTGAAGCAACGATCTCCATGGAGTTATTATCTTCTATTAGATTTATTTTTTTATCAATTTTATTGCTAATAAATTCTGATATTTTTTTATTTATTTCATAAAAGATTCCGGCTCTTTCGTCTTTTTTCTGATTGAATCTTATATTAATCATTATTTAAGCTCAAACTCCTTCATTCCGTTTAGTAAAGCAAACTGTCTGTTTATAGGTTTTATGCCTGATATCAATATTTCGGAGTTATATTGACCAGCTGGAAGCCTACATTCCCAATATCCATCCTTATCGGTGCTCATATTTTTAATGAGATCGTTATCTTTATCAAAGACCCTAATTGTTGCGTTTGTAACTGGTTTCATCGAAGTTGTTTTTATATAGCCAAAAAGCTTTATGTTTCCGAGAACTATTTTTTTAATCTGAACATCAGACGGCTCTCTAACATCCGGCTGACCATCCTTTTTGTAGACTTTTGGCATTTCATCTGGTGATTCTGCGCGAGGCATTAGAAATTTTTGTTCCAAACTTTTGGACTGTTGTTCTTGAGCGACCTTGGAATCACTTCTTGCGGATTCTTGACCCTTATCTGCAACATTTTGATTGGCCTGCTGATTACTTGATAGCTTCAGTACCTTGTTATTTAATATTTTTACATTGTTATCAATTACGTCTATCTTTGATTCTAATTTCTTTAATATAGCCGGAAGAGAATATATTATATCGAGAGCTGATTTTTCATCTTCAGTCATACTATTCCTAGTTTGTTATTGCATTTGAACTTTCTATTAGATTTAATACGGTCACATAAGATGTGTAATTATCGTATATCATTTGTGGTGAGGATATATAACCGTCAGGTGAAGAATTAACTGCGATATTATTTGTGGCTATAATATTTTGGACGGTAGAATTGCTTGAGCTGCCCTGGTCAACCACAACCTTTATTATACCATCTTCGGAGCCCATGTAGTTAAAATAGCAGCCGGTCATTATAATATTGCCAAAGATGACGTCCGTTGGTAAACTTCCCGCAACAGAATGCGTTGCTACTATTGGGTTTTCAAAAACTGGTGTTCCGGCAGGATTTGCGCTAAAATCTTGTGGCCCCTCAAAATATATGTTTTCAAACCTAAAGTATGGATTACTTCCATCTGAACCTAGATCTTGTGTTATACAGAATACAGGTGCTGTTCCCGTAAAAGATCCGTGAGTCTTATAGGAAAGATCTTTAATCATTACGCCTCTAACAATCCTTGTGCTGGATTCTGCTTCTCCACCGCCAATAATGAAAATTGATTTCATAACATCAAAATTCGTAGAGGTGCTATATGGAGTTCCGACGGAAAGATCTGCGCCTCTCTTTATTAGAGAGGTTGGGCCAGATCCCGATATAGTTAGGTCAAAATCAATCAAAATTGGAGAATTTACTTCGTATTCGCCCTCCCTTATTGTTATTTTAGGCGAATAATATGAGACGTTTGGAAATAACCTAGAATAAAATCCAGCATATTTGACTGCAGAATCTATATCTAGGAAGTGAGAGTCTGTTTGACTGTTTGAAACTGTAATTTCTTTTGATATTTTTGAATCAATATTATTTATAAAATATCTAAGATCGTAAATTTCATCACCATTAACAGATAGTACATAAGGTGATGTTGTGTTTTTAATATAAGCCAAGAAAGCTACTGTTTGATTTCTGTATGAAGAGTACGCTTCAGATATCTCATCTCTTACATCTAGGCATCCAAATCTATCTATCGCGATATAGAAATTTGTAATGGTATAGTGTTTGTATGACTCTATTCCTGAGAAGATATATCTTATTCCATTAACGATTACAATGCCTGCGGATACTCCAAAGGAAACATAGTCCCCTCCAACATCGGTTTCTCTTGTTATGGCGGTGACGGCACATCCGCTAATAATGCCAGAACCTCTCAACTCATTTCTTGGGCCTTCTATATATTTTTCGATGAAATTTGGAGAAATCTGATTTATATCTATGTTTCCAAAAGTTCTTTTATCTATTAGATTTGGGACTCCGGTTGATGTCGCTGTTCCAAAAACTCTTCCTAGCGAATTTCCGAATATAGATCTCGATAGATGATATACATCCTTCTTATGTTCCTGCTTACCATACACAATACACGACAAGCTTGAAGCCGGAAGAGAAGTATAAATAACTCTAATTGTAATATATCCTAGTCTATCTGGTGACGGTATATTAAAAATTCCGCTAGATGTTACAGTTATTTTTTCGCCATCCGTAAGATCCGAACCAGTTATAAATGCATCACCATTTGTATCTATTGTTAGTGTTGCATAATCATCTGTTAGATATCCCGCAGAGATATCCACAACGCACGCAAATATCGATGATGAAGATATTGGCGAATTTATTTCCGCTCTTTTATTAAAAAAGACGAAGCCGTTAATATCCATGAGGGCATCGACCAGCGAAAACCCGGAGGTACCAGAAACCTCCTCGAAATTCAATGTATATAGAGGTATGGAATTCTTTATAACATATATTATGGAGCCGTCATCAAGTGCTCCTGAGAATGAAAAAGAAGAAAGATCAAGATCGATATCTGGACCACTGACAGAAAGTATTCTAAATGCTCCATCATCATTCTGAATGGAGGAGCCGGAGACTATAACGGTGTCGCCGACTGCTACCCCATATGATGCAAAGGTTCCTGAATTAAGAGAAATTCTTTGTGAAGATTGATTTAAATAAACCTGTGTAACATCAAAAGAAATAATCTTATAAAAATCTCTCAGGAGATTGCCGTTCAAAAGAACTGGGTTTCCGTTAGACCCATAGTAGGTTATTCCCAGTCTTGAGGAAAAGCCTAATGTTGTTGTTCCATCTGAATCAGAGGCCGAGGATATTTTTATTGATCTTTGCTTGACATCACCTGCCAAATCTGGGACAAGGTGCGTTAGGGCCAGCTCATAGCATGAGGCTCTTCTAATCTTGTATGCCATAACTGGAAATTTATTTTCAACAAATTGCTCATTTAATTTGTAAACAGCAGAATCGATATTCTGAGAATCCTCAGATAATGTAGAATCAAATGTCTCGAAATCTTGTTCAAGATCTCCATCGACCATCACCTTGAGCTTATTACTTGCCAAGGTTATATTTGAGCTATCGAACCCAAAACTTATTATAGATGCAGCATTTGGGTGTGCAACGACAATATCTGGAGTATTTGTGTAGTTAAATCTGGGCCTTACAGTTGTATTTAAACCGTTAAAGTTATTGGTTTCGTAAGAATTTTTGAAAACAGATATTATTGCGGTTCCAGAAGACTCTGTTTTTGCTTGATAAAATATACTTATGGACGATATGTTTAATCCATCCATTTCGAATGATTCTATATAATATTCGCCATCATCAACAGCATTTGTTGTTCCAGACAAAGAAACCAAATCAAATTTTGATATTTCTTGCTCCGGGAAAATTGGCGTCGTTAGCGTTAATTTTGTTACTGATGTCGATGAAACAGAATAAATAACATCAGCAGATGGAATTATTGCAAGGTTTTTATCATTACCTTCGAAAAGTGATTTCTTTCTTCCAAACCTTATCTGTGCGTTTGAATTTAAATATGAAAAATTATCACGTATTGCTTCTGCATTGAGTGTTGCGATGTCCTCAATAACACCCTGAACGTCAGAGGATGATGAAAGATCGGATATTGTCTGACTGTCAAAATATATTTGGGATGCGGTGTGCGAATTATTTGTCTGTGATATTGATGCGCCAGAATAATTTATGTGCTTAGAGTATAGGTTTTCTGCAAAAGTCTGTAAGCTGGATTGTTCAAAATCAGATGTGGCTAAGTCAGAGCTTGACTGCGTATATGATTCGACAAGGATGGACTTTGCGTAATGTCTTGCCAAAGCATTTGGATTTATATGAGCAGAAAAAAGAATGTTTAGTTCGTCAATTTTTGATACAATATTATCAATTAGGGAGCTAATTGTCGATATCTGCGACTGAAGAACAGTTGTCGGAAAATTAAGCTTTAGCTTTGACTCAGTAATTGATGCAGCCTCTGATATATTATCATTTGCGATTGGACCATAGATAACATTTGCATTATCAAGTGCTTGCTTTGACAGGTTGCCTGATGCATCAAGAGCATTCGAAATACGATCGCCAACCGTTAATCCAACTGCGCCTTGAGGGTTTACACCGAGAGTCTTCTCTATCTGTATAATTGCACTTCGAAGTGAATTGAAAAAATCAGAAGATATTTCCGTTATGCCGTCACGAACTACTGGAACTTCTGCAGATGTATCTATTTGATTTGGATATTTTGACTTCATTCTGAGATTCCCAATATTTCTGATAGATTTGTGGATTCAAAAGTTAATATAGCTTTGCTGAACCCATCTTGCGATGCTGATGACGCTAGAAGATTTATTATTAAATAGTGTTGTTGCAGCATAGCCGGCTTATAAGAACAGTCAAATTCGAAAAAACGTTCGCCAGATGCAGTAAATGAGGATAAAGTTCCAGATGAAACAACAGTTGTGTAAGATCCTATGCTAAGAGGACTTTCTTTTATAATTAAAACCTCAATCTGTGATGATGCCGTAAAATTACCAGTAATTTTTACAGAAGTTAGCTTCTGGCCAGGCAAGATCTCAATGGGCGAGGAAACGCTTTCTGATATATTTACATTAACAAGTGGTCGAGTATAAGCTCCATATGGAGGGCTGTAAATTCTATCTTCCGGGGATATAACTCCAACAAAAAGTGGATCATATGCGTCAAAATAGTATAGAGCATCCGTTCCAACAATTATTTGACTTTGATAAAACCAATAAGTTTTGGAAGTTTTTCTTGCGGTATCAAAAAAGATATCTGATGTCGTTAGTTGTCCACCAAGAACTAAATGATTTGATATGCGATCAACCTTATCTGCAATCAAAACAGATGGTGTTGAGTTTCCTATAGACGTAATGTCATTTTCGGGTGGAAAATCAGACGTATCAAATATAGAGGGACTTGTTATTGGCTCTATCGAAGTTGTTATATTATTTAAGAGATTTATATTTTTATATCTTGTTGACGCAGAAGGTGGTGTAAAATCTATAGGAGACAGAAGATCGTTCGAAGACTTAATATAACAATCTCTTATAGAGATATTTCCCTTATTTGTTACAGAATCATCTTGCTCACTTATCTCGATAGATGAGAACGAATAATAGTAAGCAAAGGAAGTTGATAGGCCGGTTGTCTCATTAAGTTTTGAAATTCCAACTATATCCAATTTAAAGTCGTATTTATTTCCAAGTGAATCATAATTATTCAGGTCTATTATGTGTATTCCGCCAGTTGTTAGCTCAAAATTTCTTAGAGTTAAAAACCCACTATAAAATCTATCGTGTGCTAACGTGGCATGTATTCCAGTTTGATTAAATCCATATCCGGGTATTGTTATAGCTCCCGCAAGAACAAAATCCCCATCGGCGGCAGAGACGTTATAAAATATTTTTACTTTTGTTGAGGTTCCCTCACCAGATATTGTGACTGGAAAGTCAATCCAAAATCCACTCTTTATTAGAGAATCATAATAATCTTTCCTTGTGTCATCTTCTGCAATAGTAATTACCGCAGAATACCAATCAAGAATGGATAGCTCTGTTGTTATATCTACATTTACAGTATGTACTCCAGATTTCATGTGAATTTCTGGGGTGCCGGCGGATGGGAATATTTGCGAAAATCTCTTCGCATATTTTATTGCTTTCACCAGATCTGTGAAATGCGCCATTCCAGGCTGAGAACTTACTGTAATTGAGTTTAATATCTTTAGATCAATTTCACTTATAAATAATCTTTGGTCATACGGATAGATAATTCCAGCGGATAGCTCTATGCTGCCCAGCAGAGCAACGTTCAAATCCTGCCAAGGATAGTTGCAAACTGGGTCGCAAGATTCGAAAATAAGATTTCCGTCCTGATCTACCCCTATATATACCTTGTCGGTGTCTGAGGAATTTATGCCGGTCGAAATATTTTCAAAATTTTTAAATATAAATTTTCTTCCACCAACGTAACAAGATCCAGAGCCTATACTAACTATATATACTCCATCTATTCCTACAGATCCTGACAAGACTTCTAGTCCAAAAACCACTCCATTGCTTCTTAGTTCCGCAGTAGAGCTACTTACAGCCGTCTCAATAAATAGATTTGAAATGTCTTTGTTAGAAATTATACCATAGCTTAATCTAGAGAAAGCTCTTGCAGAGCCCATGCCTCCAACAAGTGAGGAAGAGAAGTTATTATAAGCTATCTGTGATATGACTAAATTATTATTTTCGTCTACTGAGTCGAACAGATAAATAAAAGAGCTTGTTTCTGAGCTAGAGCCTATGTAACTATATAAATCATCCTTACTTGGAACATAAACAGTTATTTTTAGAGCTTCGTTGTTGGAAATTAATTTTACGTAATTATGATCTCCAACAATCTTTATTTGCTGTCCCTGATCAAGACTTAGAGATACATAGCCATCTGCCGTTTGCGTATAATTAATTGTTGCTTGCTCTACAGCAAATTTATTTTCAATATCAACGACCGTAATAAGCGCAGAATCAATTAGTACTGGCGTTTCCAATTCGGCAATTGGATTGTAAAATAGATTTGCATCCTGATCTGCAAAAATTTCGAAAAGTGTGCTCCCGAAGGATCCTGCCACCTTTAGGAATTCATAATCCGAAAAGTCTAATGTGTTATTATAGACTATATATGTTATCCCATCAGTGCTGGATGTTAAAAAACCGGATGGTAACTGATTTGAGGATATTGTTAATGTTGACTCTGTAACTGCCGCTATTTTGAGTGATATATTTTGGCCAGAGCCAAGAATTGTGATTATATCGCCTTTCTTAATTCCACTTGTAACTAAATTTAATGCGGAATCTGAAGTCTCTATTACATTTAGACCAGCTGAAAAACTCATGCTTTGAGTTTTTAACTTAGTGGCGAGAGAGTTCTTCTCCTTTCCATTGATAACAAATGATGTTGAATATTTTCCATAAATATTTTTATCTTCACAGAATGAAAAACCAATTGAATCAATTCCGTCATCTGAAGATCTTGTTATTTTAAAATAGATATCTTCAGAATCGCCAGTTGCAACATTCGAACAAATTGCAATCTCAGAGCCGCCATCCTCAAGATCGACGCGATAAGCCAATACAGGAAGTAGGTAGCCATCAAATTGTTCGTTTATATAACCTACAATTGCGTCAAGCGTTACGCCAGACAGAACATAACAATCTATGCTGTATGCCGCACCATCATTTATAGATATATCAAAATATCTGTTTGTGGCCGTTATCTCTCCGATCTTTATTGAAGAAGATATAACTGATGCAGAACCGGGATTACAGACCATTACAGTTGATGATGAAGTTAGTGATTGATTTTGCACTGCACTCATCAAAAGAGAAGTTTTTATATAGTCTGTTTTGTGCTTGTAATATATAAAAGAATTACTTGATGTTATATCCTCGTTTGCAGTGCCAAAGACATCAAAAGAGGATATCTTTGTTAAATCTGAGGGATTATAATTTACTTTATAAATTTGAAAAGTTCTTTCTATTCCGTTTGAGATTACAGATATTTGATCTGATTTTTTTAAATCAAAGTCTGGCCTGGAAATATCCGAGGCAAGTGATATGTTTATTATCTTAGAGTAAGAAAGATTCTTTAATATCGTGATAGATATTCCGGAAGCAATAAGAATGCCATATGATGAGTTGTTGATGTCAGATATATTTGCTTTTCTTACAACACCGTTTGAATTATTATAATTCTTGTAATTTTCTATTGCGACAATTGGTGCCGCAACCAGATCTTCAATTGCCCCTTGAACGGTGGAGGAAGAGATAACGGAGCTTGTGCTCGCGTTGTCAAAATATATCTGATTTGAGTTGTGTGAGTTATTATCCTGCGATATATTTAACCCATCATAATTTATATGAGATGATACAATGCTTTCGATGACGGCCTGTACGTTAGAGTCTGCTATCGATTTCAAAGATTCTGAAGAAGATCCGGAGAATGATGTGGTTGAAATTGCAGTCGCGGGATGTCTTGCGGAAGCACTCTTGTTTAAATGTGAAGATAGATTTGCGCTAATTTCTTTTATTTGCAGCTCTAATGAATCTATAATTGAGTTGACATAAGAGATTTGAGATTGTAAAACAGTGGTTGGAAAATTTAGCTTTAGCTTTTCTTCTTCTATCGCTGCCGTCTTCGCTATATTGTCATTTGAAATCGGTCCATAAATGACATTCGCCTTATCCAGAGCTTCCTTCAGTATTGAGCCAGATGCGTCAAGACTTTTGGACAACCTGGATGAAACGGTATTTCCTATGGCACCCTGGGGATTTAATCCCAAGGTCTTCTCTATTTGAATTATGGCGGATCGAATAGAATTTATAGAATCTGCACCTATCTCATTTAAGTTATTTCTTACTATAGGTAGCTCTGCAGATGTATCTATTTGATTTGGATATTTTGAATTTGACATACTCTATACTTATAATTTAATATATTGTTCTTTTTAATATACTAAATATTTTTCTTCAAAATCGGTTGATTCGTAGTACCCGCCGTCTATATTTGAGGTTGGTTCAACATCCGATGATGAGTTGCTTATTGGCAATATAATTGATGGTTCAAATGTATGATATGGTATGACATCAAAGTATCTAAGATCTGCTTTTGAAAAACTTGTAATCATACTTGAAATTTCATCATAATTCTTAAAGAAATAAGAAATGTTAAAAAGTATGAAAATAATTAACGAAGTATGCTTTAACATAATTTACCTAATTAACCTAGTGAAACCGGTTTTATTGTTATTTTTTCGATATCAGTTTGATTCATAAGCTCTTTTATTGGGACAATATTGATATCAAAGTATATCTTATCTCCATCATCTGAATTAAGATGGTTATTATCATCAGAACTATTAGTAATTATTTTTGATAGCTTTTTATGAATTACTAACTCAGTTTTTGCATTTAGTTCTGCAAGTTTTTTAATCAGATAGGCCTTATTCATTTTGTTGGTCTTCCTTCTTTCCTACATCAGTCCATTTCCTGGCGACATAAGCGGTAAATGTTGATGACATATACATTGTCAATATTGCTATATCAACTGGAATAAAAGAAAAAGATAAGTATTTTTCAAATATTGGAGAAAATGAAACAAGAACGATGTTCATAGTTACAACAAGAAAAGAAATCGTTGCAAACGTTAACATGGCATCTTTTCTGCCTCTACTGTTCTTTATCCACATAAAATCCTCTATATATTTTTTACAAATGGATACTGATATAGAATGTCCGTCTTATCCATTCTCATTAGGTTTAGTTTCTGCCTTCCATACTTGTTAAATACAAACCTCTCTCTTGATGAATCAAGAACCTCATATATGAATTCAATGTCATCAGTATAATCAAATCTTATTATTACATCGCGATCTTTTATGATCGGCTTATATAAGGCTAGGGCCGTTGGCTTAAAGTCTTGATTTAAATGTTGATGATCTCCAAGCGCCAGATTTTCGGGAGTCTCATAGAATCTGATTAAAACCCTCTTATCCGCCCTTCTTTGGTTCACATATTGCTCGTACCCTCCAACGATACCGGTGCCAAAGCAGAACTTGCAACTTCTAATTTTAGGATGCTGTCTTCTTAGAGTGACGCAGCTACATGTTTCTCCAGACCACAGCCTTTTGAGAAGAACGCATTTTTCACCAACGTTCTCCATGAGTTCCTCTTCTCTATCCAAGGCTCTCTGATATATATTTACACCTCTAAATCCATTGTATTCACCACCAAGGTACGTTCCGCAATCGTTTTTATTGTTTAGAACTTCCCATGGTAATGGTTGGTGGTATCCGCAGTGGTCTAAGCCATCATGCGCCATTTTCTCGAAATCAGAAAAGTCAGGTACAATCAAACCAACTGCATTATATTGTCGTCCTGTCGACTCTTGATCTTGATAGGTGCATGAACCATAGATAATAACGTTATTATCATCCTGGCAGGATAAAAACATTTCGACGGCATCGGCAGCGTCATGATATGACGGAGTTGTGCCAGAGAGTCCTCTTCCGCCCGAAGGAACAAGAAACTGATTTTCATCAAAATTTATTGAGTTATATCTTATAACCTCAGTTCCTATCTTGAGGAGCCCCGTCGCAGGAAAGCCGACAACGCTTGAAACTTTTATTATGGTTGATTCGTCAGAAATTTCTTCAGAAAGAGATGTCGGAGAAGGTAGATAAAAGATGCCAGGAGAGAGCTCGCCCATTCCGCCCGTGTTCAAGGAATCCTTGTATGTCTCCATGACTCTTGCGGCGAAATAATATCCTATTCCAACGGAAAATTCTGATAGTGTTGTTTCCAGTATAGAACTGTCGACAAGATACTTTGGTTCGGAATCAAATATTTTTAAACGATCTTCCGAGTAGTAAAGCAATACATATATATCGCTATTATAAAATCTTGAAGCAGGCTTTGACCAGCTTATATAAACATCTTTTCCATTTCCAAGATCTCGTACCGACGTAACACCCTGAAAGAATCCAACAAAGCCACCTTGAGGAAAGATGTCTGGGAGCGGAACTTCAGTATATTTTATGAAAAATTTAAACAAAGAAGAAAGGATTTTTGAATCAGAATTCTTTATATCATAACGTAAGGTATATGTTCCATCTCTAAGAAATTCGTCTGGGTCAATTGTAACTTCCAGGTCTCTAAGCGATACTAGCGTAATTTCGCTGCCAATTCCGTTAAACCCATTTTGAAATACACCATTTTTTATAGCATATGCACCATTAATTGTTACATTTAGAGATGAAGAATCCAGATCAAAAGAATCATCCCTAAACTGAAGAAAAACCTTCTGTGGAGATATTACATTTGAATTATTTTCTGGAGAAGAAAAAAACAAATATGGCTTATTCTCAATAACTTTGAACGAATAGTTAAAATTATTGTATTTTCCTAAAAAATTTTGAACTTGTATTTTTATATTTATTATTGAGTTTTCTTCAAATGTATTTTCAGGATTAATAACAACTGATAAATTACTTCCAACCGGATTTATATCAGAATAAATTCCGGCAAACCCTGGTTTAAAATCAGAGCCTTCTACTGCAGTGACTCCGTTAATTTGAACAATTAATGTTGATGAATTAATGCCAGTACCGTCATCGACTATTGTGAATTCAATTAACGTATCTAGAGGATTTCGTTTGGAACCCTCCGGAGGACTGACTCCAGTTAAAGAAAACATAATATCTCCACACCTATTTAGATATTATTAATATCTAGAGTTTACTTCAACTTTTTAAGAAGCTCTTTTTTCTTAGAGTCTTTTTCTTCTTCGTCTTTTATATCGTGATATTTTAAAAGCCTATTCACATAGCCCTTTGCCGCTTCTTCGGATCTTTCGTTGGCATCAAATTTTATTTGGTTCTGAAAGGCCTCAATCTCCTCTGGTCTTTCCAGATATTCTTCTTTTCTTTTTGATTTATTTTTCTTAAATTCCTTTTCCATATGCTGAAAAACATGTGTTAATTCATGAACAACATATCTGCACAATATTTCAAATTTTTCATCAAGAAGTGATGTATTTAGAAACATTTTTCCGTCTATAGTCTTTGCGGTAACATCTAGATTGGAATCAAATGTAATGGAAACGCCATCTAGTTCATCGGTCTTTTTTCCGTATTCTTCGCATATTTCCTTTACAACAGGATCTTTTTTTAGATATTTTTTAACTTTAGATAATATCTTTACTTGATTTTCGATTGATTCAATCTTTTTTTTCTTCGCTGTTACTATAAACATTGTTCTGCATCCCAATAATATATTGTGCTAATTTCGTACTTTGCTCCAATTCTGAAATTCTCTCTTTTGCTTTGCAAATTAGATTTTTTAACCCAAGTATTTCTAGCTCAATTTCGTTAGGTGTCTCAGGTTTTGAAAAGCCAAGATAATTAATTTTGCAATTCTCTATCTTCTTCATGCGTCTCTTCATCCTCTAGAGATTCTGCGCTAACTCTTTTAACGCTCTCTGGTGGAGATGATACTGTAATACAAATGTCTTTCACTTGCTCAGATATTTTATTTTTAAGAAGGGCACACTCTTCGATTAATAGCTTTAAATTATTATCTAAGATATTCATTGCGCATCCTATTTTTTTGATAAAAAGAATTTAATTTGTTCTAACGTCTGAGAAGTGTCGCTTGCCAACTTGTGATAATCGCCAATTATTTTTTTCAAGTCTTCTATTCTCTCAGATCTTAAATGTGAGTTTTCTTGAGTTTTTTCCTGAAGTTCCTTTTGAGCTTGTATAAGTTCTCGCTCAAGATAATTTATCTTTTTTTCGCATCTTTCTTGATTTTGTGTAATCTTGACTTCTAAAACCTTCTCTTTTTCGTTTATATTCTTTTCTTTTCCAAACATCTTGTTTTCTTTGTGAATATTCCAAAAGAAAATCATTGCAGCAATGATTCCCCAGATTCCACCTTTCTCTATAAGGCCGGATATTATTAATGCAAAAGGATCCATGATAATCTACCCATAATATTAGCATAGTCTTGGTTTATTACTTTTATATTATTGTATGACAAACTTATTTTTTCAAAGGAGATATTATGAATAATTATGTTTTTATTTTGGCAAGCACAGCGGATGTAGGCCAAATTGATTTATCTGCGCTTATTGAGCTTTACAATCAAGGAAGTTCTTTTGTGAAAACTTACGCATTCCAAGCACCTACTCAGTGTGACGATGCAACGGTGAGCTTAATCGGAAAAGGATTTGCATTCAACGCAGGATATAATTCAGTTGGAACAATAAGTATGGTAATAACTATAAATCCATAATTATTATGGAGCTAACTATATAATTCTGCGAGATCTTACGTGGCGAAGACGATTCAGGGCCGGACTACCACTTGTTAAGTTGCTGTATGTACCAAAGCTTCTCGGTCCAGGCCTGATGCTATTCTTTATGAACTTCAACCTTTCTCTATAGCTAGTAAGCCATGTGCCAAAATGTGTCTGTAAGAAGTCGCCAAGAGCAGGAGGCTGATAAGACAGGCCTCCATCGCTTATTGTGAAATCTCTGCCTTTTTCAATTAGGGCTTGAGAAGATATTGCAAAAACGTAAGCTCCCTCAACAAGGGCTGCGGCAAACAATTTGTAGATAACTTCATCGGCAAAAGTAAAACTTGTAAAGAATGGAATCATATTAAATTCAGAGAGAGCTTGACAAAGAAAACAAATTAGAATATCATCAGAGAAAACATCACACTCCTCTGTAATGACTTCACCATACGAATCATACATTATTGCGCCAAATTCATCTCTCTTTGGCTTCTTTCCCGAATTACGAAGTCTTGCTTTAAGAAATTTCAAAAGAACGTTTATGCCTAGAATTTCAGCATCTGTAAAGTCAAAATTAACATCATCGCCAAGCCTAATTGAGCCCGAAATCGCAGAAGACTCATCGACAACAAGAAACTGAAATACGTTCTGAACAGAGATTCCGCCTATTTGTGCGGACCAGTTATCCGTCCAGTTGCCCTTGTCAGATAGCTTTGGGACCGAATATAAATACTGATATAATCCAAGCTCAACTCTGGTTATGCCGGTAGATGTCGGACCAACAATAGTATTTCCATTTAAATCTTTTATGGTTATTTCGGGTGTAGAATCAGCATCAGTTGGAAGTCCATCGATACCATAATATTGAATGGATAATATTACATCTTGTCCTCGAATCGCCTTGCTTCTTGTGTTTGCCATTATTTGGGCTCCGCTCTTGGTGCAGATATAACTTGTTTTTGAGACTGAGACGAAACTGTGAAGTTGTCTATAGTAACATAATCTTCACCACTTAACGTTGTTTTTATTATAACGATATAATCTCCAGCAACTTGAGGAGTAAAGCTATAATAATATGTGGCGGAACTTGAATCAATTGCCGTTGCCAATGCTGGTAATCCAGGAACTAAGGACCCGTTCGGTTTTATTATCTTTTCTATTGTCGGAACTTGTCCGACAAGTGGCTTTCCATTTAAGGTTACTTGTACCGGTATCTTTACTTCTGCTCCAAGTAAGTAGCTGCCTAAACCCATGAAATCACCTACTACTATCAATAATTATTAATATATGAGAGGAGCATGAAAAAATTAAAAATAGGAATTACAACCAGAGACGAAGCAAGTATCTGGTCTAATGGCTTAGATCAGAACATATACT